TAGTTTCACCAAGTAAAGAAACAGAAGTAACATTATTTCTTTTAAGAATACTAATATATTCACTAAATTCTTTTTTAAATTCTTTTTTATCCTCATCTGAAATTTTAAATTCTTGATAAAGGTAGTCCAAGTCATAAGTAGATTCTTGCATTCCAACTTTATATTTAACATCAACACCTAAATCTTTTAATTCTTTTAGCAAGTCTTCATCCAACTCTCCATAGGGAGTTTTAAACCCATTTTTTTCATATAGTGGATTATCATTATTGTATAAACTTTTAAATTCATCTACATCAATGCCTTTACCTTCATTGTCTGCATTAGAAGAATATAGCAATGTGTTTTTAGAACCACCTAAAGAGCTAGTTCTACTTCTTCCTGCTCCCACATATATCACCCCATTTTCTTTCTCTGTTTTGCCCAAAAAGATTCATAGTAATGAACTTCGTCAAAATACTTTTCAAATTCAACAGGCATATACTCTCCATATACAAATAACTTACAAGGTTCTATTACCCTAAGCATTTCTTCAAAACCAAGTATAAACAATTTCCTATTTTCAAGTTGACGAGTTCCGACAGTGTTAATAATAACAGGACTATATCTATTAATCCCACTAAAGCAATAATCAAAACTAGATTCATCTGCCCATCGTACATCGACAATAACCTTGATACCATTGTCCTGTGCAAATCTTGTATACCAACGACTTCTATATAAATTAAAAAGATTCAAAGCGAAAGGCTGATTTTCCCAAATAGAAAAAGTGGGAGAAATAATACCACTACATTTACTAAGGATACCTAAATGTTTTCTAGGATTACTCCAAACCTGCTCAAATTTATAGTCATCTATAAAAAATGTACCGCTTCTTCTTTATTTATTGTATGTCCTTTAGAGTGAAAAACATTAAAAGCAGTTAAATCCTTAGGAATAAAATCATCACTACTAACTTTTGGAAACCCATAGATGTTATCAGTCTCAAAAAGATAATCAGTATTTAGCTTTTTCATTTCTCCGCTAAACTTACCACTGACCCAGTTATCACTGCTTTTTAACTTCAAAGAATAAGGCATTTTAACTAATCACCACCATAATTACTCGCTCAATAGTCTTTTTAAGTAAAGTATAGCACAGAATAGTTAAAATGCCAATTATTTTTATTTTGCTTCTGCGTAGGAATCTCCTACATCTGCATCTGCTTTCATTTCAAGATTTAATTCAACATTATCCCCAAAAGGATGAGCCATATATTTTTTAATTCTCTCCATACACTCTTCTGTATATTCTTCGGGGCATTCATAAACCACTTCATCATGGACTTGAACCATCATATAAGCTCTATGCTCATTAAACCAAGGGTCACTCATCATTCTATTTTGTGCATTCATAGTTAAATCTGCCGCCGTACCTTGAATAGCGCTGTTTACCGCTAATCTTTCACAGTAAGACATTTTACGCATATCATGAGAATTAATATCGGGCAACCTTCTCTTGCGCTTTAGAATAGTATAAACAAATCCATACTTATGTGCAAATCTTCTTTGCTTCTTCATAAAGTCAGCTACACCACTATAAGACTTAAAGTACTTATCAATATATACTTGTGCTACCTCTACACCGTCTTTGCAGTGATACTGCTCTAAATAGTGTTTTTCTCCTAAATCAATAGGAGAATAAGGGTCATTTTTAAGTGTATCATATAAAGTAGGTGCTCCACCACCATACATCAACATAAAGTTAATAATTTTCGCCGCTTGTCTTAAATGTGGGTATTTTTTCTTTGCTTCATTAGGAGTACAATCCAGTTCAAACATATTCACAGCAGTACTTCCATGTGTGTCATAACCTTCTCTAAACATTTCAAGTAAATTTTTATCACGGCTAAAATGTGCCAAGCACCTCATTTCCAAGTTACTAAAGTCACAAGCAATTATCTTCTTCCTCTTCTTAGTAACAGGGTCAATACTTCCTATAAAGATGCTTCTAATCTGATACTTATCGTCTTCCTCTGCTTTAGGAAGTTGTTGTAAATTCGGGGAAGAACAAGAAATTCTACCACTATCTGTACCAATAATATTAAAGCTAGGATGAGCCTTTTTATCAGTATAAAGTTGTTCAAGCAAACCATCAATGAAAGCACTTTTTAACTTAGATAACTTTTTCACTTCCATTAATTTCTTAACAAATTGAATACCTTCTTGTTTGCGTTTTGTTGCATAAGTCATTTTAGAAAGTTTCCAAAGAACACTACTCCCTGTTGCAGTATTACCTGTCGCAGTCTTCTCAACTACTTTAAATTTAAAACTATGACTTACAATCTTATCATTTACCTCTTCCCACTTTTCGTACTTACTGTCATAGTTTTTTTCGCTTTCCTGTGGCATGGGGTTATAGCCAAACAATAAAGCAGATAGTTGCTTAGTGCTACCAAAGTTGATTTCTACACCTGCAAGTTCAGTCAATTCATAATTTAACTGGTCAATATCTACCGCAATATCCTTTTGCATTTGTTTCAGTTTATCAAAATCAACAGTTACACCTTGCTCTTCCATATTAAATAAAGTATGAATAAAAGGCACATAAGACTTATAATAAACTTTGTCCATTTTTTCTTCTTCAAGAAGAGACATAAAACCTATATACAACTCCCAAGTATAATAAGCATCGTCTAAAGCATAAGGAGCTAAATCCTCTATAAGAACTAAATCAGCAGTAGGTTTACTATTACTTTTCAAACCAAATTGCTTCTTTACTTCTTTAGGCACTGTTTCAAGAACCTCTCCGAAGTGAGTTTGCGGAAAATGAAGTTTTGCAACAGTATTTTCTTTTAAGCCATTCGGAGTATTTTCATCACAAATCCAACTTGCAATAACAACATCAAATAAATCTTTAGTTTTAATACTAATACCAATGCGCTTCATTACGTGCATATCAAACTTAATATTAGCTCCTATGATTCTTATATCTTCCCTTTCAAAAATCGGTTTTAAATAACTAACAACAGTATCTACTTCTAGCTGATTTTCAAAGTCCTCTTCTCTTCTATGTCCCAAAGGAATATAATAGTTATTCCATTTACCCCAAGAAATACTAATACCTACAATAAGAAAGTTTTCATTGTCGGCAATTACCTGCAAAGTATTAGTTTCTGTATCAAATGCAAATTCCTCTAACTTTCGCATTTTCTTTACTAGTCTTTTTAAAGCAGATAAACTTGTTATAATTTCACCTGTCTCTCTTTCGGGGCGAACTCTAAAAAAGTTACTCATAATAACCTCCTATAAATAAATATAGTTGCTAGAAATTTCTAGCAACTATATTATAACACATTAAATGATTTTATTACTTGTTTACCTTGTCTTTCAGCGCAGAACTAGCAGAAAATTTTACAGTCTTATAAGCAGGAATTTTAATACTTTCACCAGTCTTGGGATTATGCCCCATTCTTTCTGCTCTTTCAACAACAGCAAGACTAAAATGCTCAAAGAGGGAAACCTTATCTCCTTCTGCTACATGGTTTTCAACTACACGCAAAAACTCATCAATGACTTTCTTTGTTCCAGATTTGGTCATTTCCAAAGTTTCAGATACCTCTGCAACAATAGTGCTCATGCTTACAACTTTCTTAGATTCGTTAGTAGTCATTTTTTAATTACCTCACTTTAAAAATAAATTTATAGTACCCAATGGGTAATACCAATTATGCATTTCTTTTCAACTTATTCTTTAAAGAAGTTTTTAAGGACTTATTAGATTTTAAACCAAGAGTGGTCTTTTTCTTTTTAACCACTGGCTTTTCATCTTCTTCTTCATCCACATCCACGAAATCGTCATCATCAGTGTCCTCATCTTCTTCTTTAAAAGGAAGTTCATCAGTTTCATCAGAAGAATTATTACCCAAAGTCATTTTAAGTTGTTCCATAATAATATCTTCAAGAACTTCTTCCATGTTGCTATCATCAATATTATCATAGTCTTCCCTTAATTTTTCGGGCAACATAGCGATTACCTCTTCTGCGGAAAGTTTATCACAAGGTTCATCCTTAGCTAAAGTATAAGAAGTGGAAGTACCAGTACCGTCTCTGTCAAGTTGATAAGTATAACGAAGAAGACCGTCATTCTTACTCTTATCTCCAACTTTTCTTCCATTGCGTTCAGCAAGTCGCATAAGTTGAGTAAGTACTTTAATACCTGCTACATAAAGTCTTAAACCACTTTCTTTTTTATTTCCTTCTTTATCTTCATACTTACGATAATCCCATACAAGAAAAGCACCTTTATAAGAAGCACGATTATCTTTAGCACAGTAAGGACAATTCTCACCTACACAAAGTCTGTTAATCCACTTCTTACCAGATTGAATAGAATGCTCGTTAAAAGTAACAGGCTCTTTATTCAAAAAACGAATAATTACTCCCTCATTGTCATTAGCTTTAACAAACAAACGGAATAACTGTTTACCCATAGAAGCTTTTACTTCTTCTTGTCTTTTTGCTTCGGCCTTAACACTGTTAAAACCACTCTTAAAAATGCTCATCTCAAATTCCTCCTTAAAAAATTTATACATACTCTATTTAATGAGCAATTAAACTATAACACACTTTGCAAATTAAAGCAATTTTAAGGGTCTACCCAATAGATTTGCACTATTTATAACTTTAAGTGTTTCCTTTTCTCCCCACTCGCATGGGTCTTTACCTTCTTGCGGAAAATAAGTAGGCACTAGTACTAAAATTCCTATTCGCTTGAATACTTTCTTTGCTATCTCAATACCTCTTTTTCCACCTTCATCATTATCAAACAAAAGAACAACCTTACTGCATAACTCTTTTAATAATAAGGACTGTGTCCTGCTGACACTATTTGTCATTACCGCGCAAGAGTTAGTAATACCCCACTTATGAAGCATTATACAATCAAGCATACCCTCTACAAGTATAATGGTATCTTTATGTACCTTTAAGTGGTCAAGGGGAAATAAAGTACTTCCTTTAGGGAAATTATATATCTTATATCTCTGATTCTTAGGTCTATCATCTATATATCTCCCTATAACACCTGCAAGAGTGCTATCTTCATAAAAGCACGGAATAGTTACAGTCCTGTTCTCTGTATCTCTTCCAATTTTAAAGGACTTTAAATCTTCTTTATCAAATCCGCGATTAAAAAAGTATTTATATGTCTCTTTTCCACTTTTAAATAAAGCTAGTTTCAACTTATCACTTGTGAACCGCTTTTCTTCCTCTTTCTGTGTCTCATACAAAGTTATCTCCTTTTTAGAAGAATCATACGTAAAAGCAACTTCTTTTGCCCCATATCTACTTTCCAAAAATTTAATAGCTTCTAAAAGACTTTTAAATCGGTCGGGTAAAGACTTATAAACTAACCAAGATATACTACCACTTTCTCCGCAAGAAAAGCAATGAAACACAGTATAGTGCTCACCTAAATTTGGGGAAAAATCAATGTCTATACCACAACTAGGATGACTTTCACCATGAATAGTGCAACAAAACTGTATTTTGTTACCCTTCCAGTTTCCTCTTTTAGGTGTATGTAAAACATTATCTAACAAATCCTCAATTTGTTCTTTAGTATACAAAGCACATCACTCCAAATCAACTGTATTTTCAACTTCTTCCTCTGCTTCTTCAACACTTCCTTGTTCAGCATAAATTTCGGAGAAAGTCATAGTATCAAAGTCCCATTGCAATAAAAGTTTACCCAATTCACCTTCACGTTGCTTTAAAACTTTAACACCCATTTCTTTATCATTTATCATCATTTCGTCACGATAAAGAGCCAAAACATTATCACTATCTTGACCAACTGATTGAGAATACATAATGCTGCCCAATTCGGGGCCAGTCTTACGGCTAGTATTTTTATCTGCCTGTGTATTAATAAAAATAGGTACTTTAGTTCTTTTCGCCAATTTTTTCAAGTCACGAGTAATATGAGTAATACGTAACCAATCATCTTTAGCGTTTTGGTCATCTTCCATAAGATAAGCACTATCTATCAAAACAATATCGGGTTTATACCTTTCAATCAAAGCACTTACACCCATAACACCCGTAGCAGTATCTATGATTAAAGGCTCTAATTTAGGCAAATCCTTGCGCAGAAATTGAAAATACTTCTTTTCGGTTTCATTGGAAAGTCTACCACTTTTAAAAAGATTATAGTTAAAATCACCGTAGCATCTTTTAAACAGAACTGCTTCATATCTATCCCTCATTACATCCTCGGGCATTTCTGTAACCAGTTGTAACACACGATAATTATTAAGCATACAATTTGCACCTATAATTATCTCAAACCAAGACTTACCTTCGCCTGTTCTAGCAATAAGTGTGGTAAGAGTAGATTCTCCAAACCCTTTCATAATGAAGTCAAGCTTATTAAAACCTGTAGGTATTCCTGTAATACCTTGATTTGTTTTTCTTTTCAAATAAGCCTGTATTCTATCTTCGGGGTTTTTTGTAATATCAACAGCACTTGTTTCAGAAAAATTTCCCTCAATATAAGCAATAGTAGATTTTAACTTTTTATAAGCTTCTTCGGTTTCAAAGTCCTCTAAGTTTTCAGCAACTTCTTGTACTGCTAAAGCAATAGTATTGTGCCTTGCTCTCTTCTGTACTTCTTTACACCAAAAGAGTAAATCTTCTTCGGTAGTTATCTTACCGTCTTCGTCTACTTCTAACTTAAAGCTAGGGAATCGACGTTTAAAGGCTCTAACAGAGGGGACTTCACCTACCTCTACTGCAAGCTTAGTAATATACTTAAAAGCGTTTTTTGCATCACCTTTAAAATACTTTTCTGTTATCTGATTTTCCTTTACGGTAAGTAAGTCACCAGTTTCAAGTAACTTACTAAAAAATCCCTTATCTATATCATAAGACATTTTTTACACCTCGCTTTTCAATTTCTCTATTTCTTAATTATAGCAGAAATTTGTGCAAGCGACAAAGACCATTTATGATTAACTCTACTCCTTCTTGTGGCGTTGTTATCAACATAATAAGTTATATCTCCCGACCTAAGTTTAGCATTTAACTGTATTAAATGGTCAATTACAATAAGCCTATTATATGGAACATCCCAACATTCTAAAAACTTCTTTAGTTCCCAACTATTGTCTTTTGAAAAAACCACTAAATCAACAGTATAGGGGGTTTGACTATATACATAAGAAATAAAATCCTTAACTTGATAGTCAAATTTTGCGGTAAAAAATCTGCCCATTATTGAAGTAGAAATTCTCTCTAGTACACTCATTTTTTTCATAAAAACAAGGTTATCCATACACATTACTGCAATACTCTCACTACTTCTATTTGAAATATCCCCATTAAGCATCTTTTTCACCTGTATATTCTACACCTTGTTCTTTCGCAACTTCGGGTAAAGCATCTAGTGCTTCTTTTTTAGTTCTAAAAACCCACCCTGACTTCAATCTCAAATGGTCAAGGTATGTATCTCCCCAAACATCTTTGCATACTTTCCAACAGCTAAGATTATAGCTATCGTCAAAAGACCAAAAAACATCACCAAGTTTAGGGACAAAAGGCCCTCTTTTAATTTCGGCTTCACCTAAGATTATTTTTACTAAGGGTTCTTTCGCCATTATAACTTCTTTACCTGTATCTCCAAAAAGACCGTTTGCATTGAAGTAAAATTCTACTCCACTATATCCCTCAATTTCAAAAGTCTCTCCAATACCTAAATTCAAAATTTTAGCAATATCAACACTTATATTTTCACGCATTTTAATACCTTCCTTATAATCTAAAATGTTTCATAACTCATATCCAACACCTTGTTCTTTTGCTATTTCGGGCAATGCGGATTTAGCTTCTGCTTCTGTGCGATAGCACCAACCAACTTTAAATCTAGCAATATCAGTAACAGTATTAGTCCAAGTAATACTGATAACTAACCACTTATCAGAAGAAATTGAGCGGTAAAATGACCAAAAAACATCACCTTGCTTAGGCTTAAATGGCAGTTTAACTATTTTTGCTTCTCCCGTGAGTAATTTAACAAAACTAGTGGGTATAGTCTTCCACACTTGAAGCGTAGTATCTCCTGTATTATCATTGCTACTACTCTCTAACTTCTTAATCTCTAAACCATTTTCTGTAATACGAAAAATTTCATCTTCTGTAGCAATGTTTACCTTAAATTCTTCTCCAAGCTCAACTCCCAACAGTTGAGCAATTTGAGACATAATATTTTTATCCATATTCTTTTACCTCTTTTTTTAACAATGATAAACTTTTTCTAATCCCTTATCAGTAACAACCGTAATGCTAATAGGGAAGCCCGATTCGTCAACCGTCATCGGCTTAAATCTCATGCTTTTAATAGTCAATTTCGTTTTATGATTTTGTTCACACTGTTTACATGCAAATCTTTCAGCATAGTCCGTATGACAAATTTCACAAGTATACAATTTCTTTTCCTTCATTACAAACATCCTCCACAACAACCATGCGGTATATTCTTATTAACTAAGTAAGTCAATTCTTCAACATCCTTTTTAAGTTCTTCGGGTAATCTATCTTTATATATAGACCACTCTCCATACTTAATATAAGATTCTGAATAACCATTACGAAAACCACAACTACCACCAGATATTAAAACATACTTCATAGAATACTGCTTACCGTTTTTTCAACTACTAACGTCCCCATACATAAAGCGGGCCATTTACCGTCATAAGAAATAAACTTAATCATCATCTTCTTTTTCTCTCCTTCATTTCTTTTTTGTATTTAACACATTCAATATACAAAGATACACCATAAGCGGCGTAACAATTAGTCCAAGGATAGTAAATACGTCAGTTCCAGTGGTCAATAATAATTCTGTCATGTTATCGTATCACCTTTTATTTATTTAACCTCTTCTGCTTCTACATAGTCAAGTTCACTATCAGCATAAATACTTGCTGTTGCTTCATCAGTATCACAAACGCCTATAAGCTTATCTGTCCCACCGTTACCACAATAGCTATCAATACTAACATTCTGATAAGCCTTTTCAAAGGCTTCTCCTTTGTTTTCTGCTTCTACCGTCACTTCAACAACTACGTTAGCATACCCTGTTACAATATATTTTTTCATCAGTTATCATTCCTTTTCTTTATTGATTCTTTCAACAAGTTCATTTACAGCATTTACAGCTTCCCCATAGGTATCATAAATTCCACATTTATAAGATACATCACTATTTATAATAAACACGATAACCTCATTGTTGGCTGAAATACATATAGATTCAATGTATTATTGTGTGTTTATCCATTATTGTTGACCAAACTTAATAAACATTACTTCAACTCCTTTATTCACAACATTTAAACAGCACGTCATCATTACGTTTATTTAGATAGGAATCATCCAAAATCCAAATCTTTTGTCTGTCGCCATCTGCATCATAGCATTCAATGGTAATCTCATAGTCAGTGCAACCATTTTTTTGCGCCCATTGGTAAAAATCTTCGATTGTCATCATTGCTCTTCCTCCGTTTTTGCCAACTTTGTCATTTTCTCAAAAAACTCAATAGCAGCCATGTACTGAGTGTAGTATTTTTTATTAGGTCTTGCACCATTTTCTCCGTATACACTTTCTACACGTTTTTTAAACTCTTCTAACGTACCTCCTTCATTTTTGTTCCAACAACCGCAACGAACATTATCATCTTCCACACAATAGGTGGTAGTTGCTTCTCTACTGCCTATACGGACAATCTGATAATAGGTTTTGCTAAGGCTCGTAGTGCTAAGGTTCGCATTGTAGAATATCGAATTACCGAAGTTTGTATGACGGAGGTTTGTAGCACGAAGGCTCGAATAACTAAGGTCTGCTCCAAAGAGGTCTGCACCACAGAATTTTGTACCACTGAGGTTTGCTCCGAAGAGATTTGCTCTGTAAAGGTTTGCTCCGCAGAAGTTTGCTCCTCTTAAATCTGTATGGTTGAGATTAATGTAGCTAAGGTCTACATTGCTGAGGTCTGCTTTTTCTCCACCATTCTCACCTCGCAGCCATTTACTATGGCTCGCAAGTATTTCCTTTAATTTTTCTTGTGTAATTCTCATAATTTACTCCTTTACGCTTATAATTATCTTCCAACAATAGCAACATCATTATCAACTAATACCCAATTATAACCCTGTATCATTACAATACCACCTAGCATCGTTACAACATCACCTACAGCATACGTATTACCTTTTACACTAATGCATACTTTTGAGCTACTAGGTTTTTCTTTTAATACTTCAATCAATTCTTTTACCGTCATTTTACTTACTCCTTTGCTTTGGCTCTAATGTAACTGCAACAATTTTTCTGCCGCAATAAGGACAATATTTATAATCATCATCACGGTCAAGAAAAACTGCACCACACTCATTGCACTCATATAAAGTTATTGGGAAATTATATTCAGGATAACAATATATTCCCGTCACCATTGTTTCTTCCAATTTTTTCTCCTTAATTTAAATTTAAATCAATGTAACACCAGTGAATAATGGCATCTGTTTCGCAAACAAAATCATCATAATCGTTTATTCTAAGAATTTCATCACCTCGTCGACAGCCAACCAATAATTCTTCTTCATCATAAACATTGATTTTAAAAATACAAGTTTTCTCGTCTACTGGCATAACATCATTACCATGCCATTTTCCACATATAGGTTTGTTGTTCATTCTTCTTCACCTCAACTTTTTCAAGGGACTTTTTGCCCTCTGCTACAATTTTTTCAAGGGAGTTTTAAAAGAGATTTTTGCAACATGTTGCACTTTTCTCTTTTAAATTTTATATTAGCTTATATTTCACACCCATTTCTTCTGCCAAGGCAGGCAAAGCATCTTCTGCTCCTTTCTTACTATGGTAAATCCAACCTTTGTCAAGCAAAGCAAAATCAATCGGATGATTAGTCCAACGCTGTCGACAAACAATCCACTTCCCAGCGGAAATGCTGAATGTATAATAGTCTTCACCATTCTTTGGTTTCCACGGAATCTTAATGATTTCAAGTTTACCTGCTATTAAGTCACCTAATGCAGCGTTAGCAAAAGCAAATGGCAATCCTTCTTTTGGACAACTATCAAATCTTGTCTTTAATCCATCAGCATCAAATCTATAAATCGGCTCAATATAGCCTTTGATTCTAAAATCTTCTCCAACCTCTACCCCTAACATCTGTGCAATTTGAGGGATTAAATTCTTACTCATATTATCGCTCCTTTCAATATTGACCTTTTAATCTTTTAAGAATCTGATAAACTTGTAACCCTTTAATAAGCTTATCTACATTTATTATTATATCACTATTACTAGTTTCAGTCTTATTAACCTCTTCTTGTTTCTTCTTATTCATATCCAAAAAACCTCCAAGTCTTTTTAGGTAATTGTACTTCAACAAGTCTATACTTTACACCATGATTAATTGCATCTTCTTTACTAGTCATAAAAATGTCAATTTTATTTTTATAATTACCACCAAATCTATCGTGTACTGTATATTCTTTCCCGTCAATTTTTACAGAAGAATAAAAAGGCAAATGGTCACAAGCAATAGTTTCACCTTCTATTGCTTCAATACCACTAGCAGTAATAGCATCTGCTTTACCACATTCTTCAACAGTAGGAGAATAAGCAGTAATCATGCACACCATAAACATAGGCAATAAAAACATAAAGCAATCACCCCCAAATCAAATCAACCAAGTATCTTTATTATAATTTCTACACCAACTTCTAAAGAAATCAGAATACATTTTATCCTTTTCTTTTTCAAATAAAGAAAGAGGTGTAATTGGATTAATAATAGTTTGGTCACAATAAGGGCAAAAACCAACTCCGTCATTAAGATAATTAGCAGGAAGTTGAAAAGATGTAAGCTCATTTTCACAAGCAGGGCACTTGTATTCCCCAAAAAGCTGTGCACCTCTATCATCTATTTTAACCCCACCTTCATACTCTACTTTTACAGGGCAAAGTTTAGAAATCCGAGAGGGACATACTTTTCCAAATCTACGCAAATAATAGGTCAACATATCTACGTATTCTTCTCCACGTTCACGCACTATTACACCAACTTTCTACAAAAAACGGCAATTAAATATGCAACAATAAGGAAGAAAAACAAGAAACCAAGGAACAACATTAAGAAAATATCATTTTCTAAACAAGCCAAGAGGAAAAACAAGAAAAGTATAGCCATAAAGATATTTACATTAGAATACAATTCTTTCACCTCTTTTATCTCTTGACACAATTTTAACAGGAGTAGTATTACCCTTCACTAAAGAGTATACGCTCTCTCCATATCTCTCTCGTAAAATATCGGGAGTAAGATTAGTACAAAAAATAGTTACAAGTCCTCTATCTTCCCTATATCTTAAACAGTCTTCTAATATAGTTACATTTAAAGTACCAACTACTTCTTTCCCGACTTCTTCAAGTATTAAAAAATCTACGCCCTTAGCTTTTTGATAAAACTCTTCCTCATAGACTTCTTTATCATAAGCAGTTTTTGCTCCCCAACTTCTAGTATACAAGTTTATGTACTCCATAAAAGTCAGTCTTCTTACAGAAAATCTCCAACGATAGCACTCTTTAGCAATGATTGAAGCGAGCATTGTCTTACCAACACCATTAGAGCCATAAAAGTAAATTCCTTTATTTGCAGAGAAATTACTATGTAAATGCTCAATATAGTCCCTTGCAAAAGTCTTAACTTTTGATAACCCTTCATTACCATAGGTTCTAAAGTTATCAAGTGTCTGAATCTGAAATTTTTTAGGTATACCAACAGCACTTAAAGACTTAGACACCAACACTGTTCTTTTAGGTCTAGCTAACATGTTACCACTCTCCAATACTTACATTTTCTTCTTCGTTTTTATCTTTTACAAACTCTCTCTTAACTTTATTCTTCACACCGCCTTTCTTTCTCGGAACGTACTTATCATCTAACCACAACTGCATATCTCTATAAATAGTATTACACCAAGAACTACAAATAATACCTAGAGAAAGAGTAGCTTTATCTAAGTAGTCCTGCTCACTATTAAAAAGGAACTCAATCATAGCGCAAACCTCTTCGGGACTGTATCTTTCAGTTATAAGTCTTTTTGCAATAGAGCACTCCTTATTCCAGTTACTTATAACAAATTTAGGATTGTACTCCTTAGCATGGTCACGGAAAAAATACACAATATCGGGACTTTTAAATTTCTCAAATTCCTCTTGTACCAATTTCTTTTGATACATCATGTACCTACTATTCTTATTAAAAGGTTTATTCTCTGCCTCTTTTCTAGCTTTAGCAGGATTATAACTACTTGGCAACATAACCACTTGATTATGCGCTTTTCTAAACACTTCCTGCAAGTCTTGAATATTTTGCTTGTGGAATACTTGCACTTTTAACACCTCTCTGTAATTAGTTTAGTTACATCTATTTCACAAATAGTATAACACAATTTTTAAAAGTCTGCATAAAAATAGTGAGCACCTAGAAGATGCCCACTTAATTTAGAATACTATTCTTTTCTATCGGGAATCTTATTACACTCCTTCTCCAAAAGTGCATCTATTTCCCTTGCAATTCTAGTTTCAGCCTGTGAAATAGTCTCATTGTCTTTGATAAAATCACTTGCCCATACATCAATTCTCATACTTTCATAGTCACCCATATTTAAAGTAACTCCTTTTGCTACGCCAACTACTCGGGAATTACTCTTAGGGATTTTATCAGTACTATCAACTAATTTACCTTTTTTAACTGTTTTGCTTTTCGTTGCTACGTTTAAATTACTCTTTGCCTTTTGATTCAACAGCATTTTACAGACCCCATCTTTCGTTATCTTTAATTGTAACAGTAACTTCAAAATCAGCGGAATTTAAAGTTACTTTTGTATTTGTTGCTTTTTGGGTAAACCCAGTCACAATACAATTTTCAAAACGAAGTCTAGTAACCTTATCTTGAATAACACTTATAGCCTTTTCAACATTCTCTAAAGATGTAGTTTCCTCGTCGAGAGTTGCTTCTTCAACAAGATGTGTGTCATTCTCTCCACAATCTACTTCTTCAACTTCATTTTCATTAAAAACCTCATCAGTATTTGCTTTTTCTTTTTTAACTAACATTTTTAATAGCTCCTTTCTTAATGCTTGATTTTCATAAAGTTTAATACTTTGTCTAACCCTAAACCACCTTCGCATACATCCTTCATACACCAATCGTATTGTTTAGGGTGTGTAGTTTTCATACGTTCAAAGCGATTTGGGTTAACATCATATCCAATACCATACATGCAAAACATACAACCAGTTCTATTTACTCCGCTACATTTTAATACTCCATTTTCTTCTAAAATCTCACCATAGACTTTAGCAATAGGAATATTAAATTTACTAATGTAACTTAGAACATCTTGTTCAGTCCAAAAACTCATAGGACGACTTTGCTTTACCACATCAAAAGCGTTACAACCATATTTTGCCCAAGACATAAAGCGTAAACTACTTTCTTCTGCAAGAGTTCCAACTATAAGATAATTTCCAGTTTGAGCAGTATACTTATGCGATACGGATTTTTTCATATGGTAACAGCACTTTGCCGAAATTTTAAAAGGTGCATCAATTAAATAATAATACTTTTTAGAGAGTTTAGCAACAGCAGGAGATTTACTTCCGTCAGGTTTTATACCTTCAAGTCTTAATTTCCTAAGATTTTCAGTAGAAGAATTTCTGATTTCATAAATTTTTTGGCTAACATCCTTACTTACAACAGGATACCCATAATTTAGAATAATTTCTTTAAAATTCTTCTTAGGTTTTAACCATGTAACATTATCAAAGGTTTTAACATGGTTTCTTATTTCGGGATATTCAAGTCCAGTATCAAAATAAACTGCTGAAATATTAGGGTAAATTTCTCTAGCTATTGTTAACAGTACAGTACTATCTTTCCCCCGCTAAAACTAACGGCTACATTACCATTAAAATGCTCATACCATTCTCTAATCAAAAGTTTAGTATGCTTAATCTTTTCAGATAATTCCCAAGACTGCATACGTTTTAAATCATCAGCAACAAGTTGCTTTAATATATCCTTACTTCTTTTCTGCATATTTTTTTGCAATCTCATTCCATGCAAGAGTAGCTTTCTTAGAAAAACCATTCAAAGTAAAACTCTCCCAATGACCTTTACCTAACTTACACTCTTCTGCAACAGCTAAAAGTGCTTGTATCTGTTCCATACTATATAAACGTCTATTATAAGCATCTTTAAACCCACTAGGGGGAATCACACCACGTCTTTCCCAAGCAACAATAGTATAACTTGTACGCCCTATAAGCTTGGCAAGCAAACCTACATAGTAAAGTGTGATTCTCTCACCATTAGGGAAAATAAAGACTTGTGGTTTAGTCGCTGGCAAGACGTTCTCCAAGTGATACGCTCTTTTTTTCTTTGTCAATAGTATCACCTTCCCCTTTTTCATCTAATACCATAATAGACATAATAGCATAACTTGCTAAATCCATTAAAGTATCTCTCATACTTTCGTCACCGCCATTATCTTCAAGATGCTTACACAGATATTTCAATCTCTCCATTTTATCACTTAAACGGATAACAGATACAGTCATACCAAACTCTCTTGTTTGTTTTGCAAAAGAACCACCATAACGCTTATTCTTTTCTGTATATAAAGAAACTAAAGAATTTGTTACTTCCGAAAAATGCTCGGGAGAATGATAGTCAAAAGAATTACTAACCTTTTCCACCAAATTATTGTCTTGCAACATGTTATAGGGATAACAAGTTTTTTTAGTATTATTCATTTTATTCCCTCGATTCTTTTATTCTAATAGTACCTTCAATAATACCATAGGTACTATCTTCTTGATAAATATACTCTTCCGGCACTTCATCTTTCCGCATAGGTCTGTAAAGAACCCACATACTATCTTTTTTCCAAGTAAGTAAAACCAACTTGTAGTTAGGTGGCAAAGTCATTACACCATTACTTGTACCAAGTTTTTTAGCTATAACATTTGCATTAGACTTAACCTTAGGTACTGAATTTGAATTATTATTATTATTTGAAGTACCTTGTTCTTCTCGTAAAGCTTTTTCTTTACCTACATTATCAGCTAATTGAGTGCTATCCTTAATTAAGGCTTGCTTATCTTGCGCAATCTTCTCCATTTTATCCGATTCAGAAACACTTCTTAAAGAAGGTGCGCAAGAAGAAAATACCAACCCAAAAAGAGTAGCAATAATTATAACATCTAAAAACTTCATCTTCTCAAACCTAGCTTTCTCTTAGGCTTGTTACTAGCAGCCAATTTACCTTCTTGAACTTCGGCAATTACTTCTTTCTCTTTCACCAAAACAGCATAATTAGTAGTAATAGTAGTATGCTCTTCTACCTCACTTTCAGTAAGACTACCACTATCAATAGCTTTATCCACACCGTCATAGTCAAGAGTAGTAGTAACTTTCAAACACTCACTAAGTCCTTTAGACTTGCACAACTCTACCATAGCTTCTTCATCAAGTTTAACTTTTTTAGTAGCAGTAGCACCAAAAACAAACTTATCATTCTCACAATAGCAAGAACCTTTATCGTCTTTAGCACCATTACTTAAAGCATACTCTTTAATTTGTTTAGCTAAATCATCCATGCGAGTTTTTAACAATTTCTGTTCTACTCTGCACTTATCATACTGAACCACCAAATCATCAATGTCTACTACTGCTTTTTTCTTCATTTGTAATACAGTCACTACAAACACTCCTTTTAGTTTTATTTAAGCTTTCAGCTTACTACAATTCTAGCATAAACATCTATTTTTTGCAAATTTACCATTAAAATAGAAAAGTGGACTATTATAGTCCACTTTCATTATACTTGAAAACCTTTTCCAAAAACAGAAGAAACAGGAGAATTGACCACCTTAAACTTTAGCTTTTTATATCTTTCAAATCTTATAGAAAAATGCTTCATTAACCCATAAACATTTCTATAATCATAATCATATACCCTTGCAACATCTAATTTTTCTACTTCGCCCCTTCTTCTAATTCTTCCAACAGCTTGTTCTGTGTTTTTAGCATTAGCCATAGAAGAAGCAAAGAAAGCAACTTCCCACTGCACAACATTAGTACCTTCTGTTGCTTTTGCATATGTAGTTAAAGTAATAAACTTCCTTCTAGTCTTTGCTTTTTCTAAAACACTGTCATTATCTTTATTATCACCATAATACATAGCTATATTTTCTTCCCCAACAAAATGCTTAAGATATTCAAAATACTCCTCACAATGTTTTTTCTGTGTAAAGAAAACAACACAACTATGACCTTGTTTAAACTCTTCTATAATATCCTTACATATACTTTCAATAGATTTAGTAACAACAACTGTGTTCAAGAAAAAGTTTGGAATACGAGGACGCTTAGAGTATTCAATATTTGTAAGTTTAATACCTCTTTGGTTAGAATCATAAGGAAGTAACCTATACTTACCGCTCTTTTCATCTAAACGGCAAGAAGGAATAAAACTAAAGCTAACCTCTCTTCTAATAACTTCAACAGGTAAAATATCCTCATCATTTTCATCGGCACTAAAAACGAAAAAGGGATTGCCAAAATAAAAATTCATAACAGGAGTTAATCCATCACTTCTTTCGGGAGTAGCAGTAAGTCCAAGTCTATATCTAGCTTTAAATTTATTCACCACTTCAAAACTAGTAGAAGGGCAATGGTGGCACTCATCATTCACCACAAAGCTAAACTCATTATAAAGCACCTCTAACTCTTCTTCAGTCAACCTACTTAAAGTCTGTACTGTGGCAATAGTAAAGTGCTTACCTACTTTTCTGCTCTTTTGTTTTATAAGTCCTACGTCAGCTTTACCTGCGAAAGACTTTTCAATATCAGCTTTCCACCCCTTTACTAAATCGTCTTTGTGTACTACAATTAAAGTCTTTACTCCTAATGTTTTAGCTAAATATAAAGCTAAAACTGATTTACCTTTACCTGTTGGTAATATACACATACTATTCATAGCTAAATTATTTTTACTATTCATAGCTAAATACTTCTTTACCGCTTCTTCCTGCGTTTTTCTAAGTGTCAGAGTAAAGCGAGGAAACAGTAACCTGTTTGTTATTCTTTCATCTTTAATAATGAAATTTTCGGGTTTAGAGTAACAGTTAAAAAAGTAACCTAGCGGAACTTCAATAGCAGAACCTTCACCCATTACTTTAAAGTAAAAAAGATAAGGACTACAAGAAGTATATGAGTACCTACTATATTTTTTTATCTGTTCATATTTTGGGTTCTGAATAGTCAAGTCTTTTTTTACCTGTGCTTTTTCTGCATCGGTCAAACCTTCAAGTACAACACTGTTTGAAATTTTAACTACCTTCACTTTAGACAATCCTTTCTGTTCAAATTTTATACGCTAAACAAATTATAGCATAAAATCTGCAAAATGTCAGACCCATAATATTAATAGTTTATTTAATAATAATATTATATATAATATACTTATATTAGACCAAAAAAGAAAAGAGTAGCAGTTTTATCTACCACTCTTTCTCTGTTTATTTTCTTTTCATAGCTCTTTTCCAAAACCAAGTGTTGAACGTCTTTCCTTTATTAGCATCGGGGTCATCAACATAAGCTTTAGCAAGTCGAGCATACATACTAACATCACTGCCCAATACATTAGAATAATCACTCCAAAGCATGTTTAAAACGTAATACCAATCGGCTTTACATTTAATCCCTTGTTGTTCTGCAAGAGTACTAGTTTGCTCAAAAGTCCAATGTTCTCCGACTGTACCATCAACATTCAACATTTCTGAAACCGCTTTTTTCGCTAAACTTTCATCAAAATGCTCTCCAAAAGCAACAGTATGTAAACAATACAGTGCCTTGTAATACAGTTCGGGACAATGCCATTTAAGCTTTTCAAGTGCTTCACATACAATCTCTTCCATTTCGCTTTCTTTTACTTCGTCACCAACAATGGCTTCCCAGTAATCTTTATATTTGTGCATCATAACACTTCACCACCTATTAAAGTACTTTTAAAACAGAAATACTTGCATTAGTAATAGTTGCACCTGCACTTACTTGTACTTGAAGTAATCCATTATTGTTTACCGCAATACAAGAGGGGTCAACATCAATAAGAGTACTGATTGTTGCCGTATATGTATCGCCTGTTGCAGAAGTTACAGTAACTTTTTCACCTGCAACTGCATTATTTCTATTCAATAACTGAAAAGTAATATCTCCTGCGGCTGTGGGAGTAAAGTCAAAGTGAGCTAAAACAATATATCTACCTCTTTTTAAACCAATATCAGTACTGTTAGAAGCATGACTAATAGATTTTCCCGACAAAATACGATTAGTGGTAAAGTTTACTAATCCATTTGCAGGCAATACTTGACTTGCAGTGTTGTATGCAGTTAAAGCAGAATTATTGCAAACACAAATCATTATAAAAACCTCCTTAAATAAAAGATAAGGGTAGTAACTTATACTATTACTACCCTGTACTTTGGGCAGTTTTATTTGCCCGATTTTTTACTCATGGATACTCTTTTCTAATCAAGCATAGTTACCACAAGTACCACAAGCACAACCATTAGTGTTAATTCCTTGATACGGAGAATAGGTAATATATGCAGGAATCGGAGTAGGACGGAGTGCTCCAATAAGGGTAGTGTTCTGAGCCTGTTGGCTAAGATGGAAGTTTGCAGTCTGCAAATCTCTATCACGGTCTGCCAACTTGTCACGAAGGTCTTGAATTTGGTTAGCTACCATTAAAGCTCTAGTCTTCTCACCGTCTGCATTAATTGCATTTACCACTTCACAAGTATTTCGGTAATTTTCTGCCCTTACGGCATCAATGTTGCGGTTTGTTTCGCAACTTAAAGCCGCAATCTCTTTTTGAGTTTCGCAGCAACACTGTTGAGCCGCAAAACGATTTTGTGCAATTTGGTTTCCAAGTTCATAGCCAGTCTGCATAATATTTTGACCAAGTTGTCCAGAACGATAGCAAATATCTCTCTGTAATCCATTAAAGCCATTGAGCATAGTGCTGTTTTGTGCATAAAACCCGTCACACAGACCATTTTGTACACCTCTAACACCATTTTTAATGTCTTGCATAGCGAACTGGTCGGAAATTTGGTCACGTGTCATAGAACCATTTGCAAAAACAGCGGCAGTATCATAACCACGATTGTTGTTAGTGTTCCAACCACCACCCATAAGTGCAAAAATGATAATAATCCACATAAACCACATACAACCACCAAACATTCCCATGTTATCTCCATAACCACTATTAGGAGCAACATTCATAACAGGTACAACACCAGTAGCATTGTTATCCATAATAACTTCCTCCTTCTTTTTCTACAAAACTCTTTTGTGCGCACTTTTAGAGTTTTACACCAAACTGACCAACAAATTGGTTGAGCTGTTCATCACTCATACCACGCTGGTGTGCGAGGTTCTTGACTATTTCCTGTAACTGGTCGGGACTCTTTCCCTGTCCCATTTGCATTGCTCGTTGTAACATTGGGTTGTTGCCCATTACTTGTTGGAGCATAGCCATTGGGTTGTTGGCTGACTGCACCATTTGCATTAATTGGAACGGATTCATTTTTCATACCACCTTTCATCTTAGCAATTACCTGCTCTAGTTGGTCAATACGTGTTTTTAAGTTATTGACTACCTCACTAGTAGCATAAGCAGGAGTTTCTTTAGGAGTTTCCTGTAACTCGTATACTCTAAAAATAGGCAGACCATTCAAATCAATAGACTTTTCATAGATTTTCTTTTCCGCAATACAGGGAAAGAAAGTACTAGTTCCGTCTAAATCAATTTGTGCGGCTTTTGCTTCTTCAATATTAGTAACAGGTCTTCCTTTAAGGATAATAGCACTATTATTACTAAAATAATTGTTAGTAACAGGTGGGACTTGTCCATAAGCTTGTTGCTGTTGGGTCAGATAAGATAACCGTTGTTGCATCTGCGGAGCAGAACCCATATATAAATTAGGACTTTGGTTATAGGGTTGACCATACATTTCTATCACCTCACACTTATATTTTAAAATACTCCAATCACTATGAACGCTAAAGAAACACCAACAAAACCCTAAAAAAGCAATAAAAAAAAGGACTATACATCATACATAGTGTATAGTCCAATAAATAAAATCAGTATTGGGAAAGAATCCTTGTAATGGCATTATAAGCCATTTTAATGTCTCGTTCAACAGTCTTTACAGAAACATTCAATTCCATAGCTATTTGAAAGTTATACATTCCTTTTACAAACCGCATTTCACAAATTTGCTTCTGTCTAGGGGAAATTTTAGCTTCTTCTAAAACCTCGTAAAAAGAGTGTTTTGAAGAATTTATAAGCCAATCTCTTGATAATTTATTGATTTTATCCATAAATTATATTACCATTTCCCTTTAAAACTGCTTTTGCTAAATTACTTCGGCTCATAACAAGAGTAGCTTTCCTATTAGACGCAGGCTTTTTAAATGTCCTCTTAACAACTGTAAGACCACCATTATTTTTTACTTTCATCTTTCTCTACCCCATTCCAGTAGTTGTTCAACGTGTCTGCTTGCTGACCACTACTACACTACTAGAATTAATATGAGAACTTTCCACATCACCATAACTAGTAACATTAATCTCATACTGAGAAAGATAATACAAGAATCCTGCAACAGTTAAAACTAAAGCTAAGGTTTGCGCAAGAATAATTAACCAAAGGCATTTAATTGTTTTTGCATAACCAGTAAGCAACATAGTTACAACTCCAACAGGTAAACTTTCTCTTTCATTATCATCATTCATAGTAATCACCTTTCTGCATTTTCATGCTCTTAATCTATACTTAAAGTATAGCACACGTTGTCAACTTTCATTTCTTTGCCGCAACTAAAACAGCTACAACCGCTGTTAAAATAGCAGTATTTCTATCTCTTCTTAAGCTCTTTCTCTCTCGCTGAAACATTTTCTCCTGCATCATCAAGGATTCGTTGGCATTCTTCAATAAGTTCTCCTGCTCTTTGTTCCTCGCTAACAAGCTCTCCGTTAATTTGCTCAACTCTATTAGCTGATTGTTCAAGTTTTCCAATTCCTTCTTGGACGTTTCCGATTCTGTCGTGGACTTGCTCAACAGCTCTTGTTGTCTCCTGTTGATTGCTGATAGCTCGTTCAAGTTCTTTCTTAGGGTTTGGTACTCCCACTGTGTCAGAAGAATGAATTGTTTTTCCGTAGAATGTTGTGTAGCAGTAATATCCTCCGAAGCAAAGCAGGAAGAGGAAAAGAACAATAAAAAAAGGACTAAACAAGTACTTACTAATTTTTTCATACATAACTTACCTCTTATTTCACTGTAAACATGGCTTTCATTTCTTCAATAGTAACTGTAAGAATATTAATAGTTACATTACCATTTTCGTCGGGTCTTACATTGTTTACAGACTGCACAATGTAATCAGGTTTACCCCTCAAATCACTGTATTGCCCGCTAGTCGCAACATCAGATAAGTCACTTCTATCAACCTTTTCTTGGAAAGCTACACCTAACTCGTCAATAATCTTATCAAAATTAGCCTTCTTAACATATGTTTCAATAATTTTATTGCCTTCACTATCTCTAATTGCTGCCCCAGCTGTGCCAGAATAATTTGAAGCATTAATTGTACCGAAAAACTGTGAGTCTTGTCTCCACGATATTGTAGAGGTTGGATTTATTAAAGCAAAACCCGAAAAAATATCAGTCCCGACTTTACCCGACAGTGCATTATAAATAACTTTATTTTGGACAGGGTTAGTGCTTGTACTTGAAATTGATTCATCAACAGTAATACCACTTACATAAGAAAGATTGCTCCACTTTGTAACACCATCACCAATCTTATATTTTTGAGTATCACTCTCAATTCCTAGTTCCCCTGCTTGCAAAATAGGATTCTTACTAACCCACTCAGCGGCAGAAAGATAAGCGTGTTTAACCCTAACCCTTAATTCTTTTGTCGCCATTTAGTATCACTTCTTTCTTTTACGCAATACCACCATTAATAATTAATGTATCACCTTCGGGAATAAATAACTTAGAAGTGCTCAAAGAATTATCAGCAATGTTTGTATCTGTAACAGCTTTGTCTGCCAACTTATCACCAGTTACTCCTTTATCAGCAATTTTAGCAGTTGTTACTTTACCTGTACCAATGGTAGGACTAGGGTAAGCACCAACTAAATCCCCACCTGCTGTACCTTTTGGTGTACGTGCATCACTTAAGCGTGCATCATTACCTTGAACAACAGTGTCAGCAGTAGTACCAAAATCTTTATTGAACGCAGTATTTTTTTCAAATTTAGGCTCATAAGTTTCAGAAGCTTTAGAAGTAGTTAAAAAACCTTTGGAATCAATAGCTTGATTTACTTTTAAAGGTGTCATAGCTTTTGTATCGTTTGTACCTGCTTTAGCTTCTTCTGTGGTTGCAATATCAAGAGGATTAGAAATACTTACAAAAGTAGTACCACTCCAACGATAAATTTTGCCAGTAGGAATATCAGTATAAATCTTACCGCTTTCACCAGTAATTGCAGTAGTATGTGTCTCTTCTTTATAGAATTTGTTACCACTAATATAACCTTCAATTACATCATCTACATAGCTAGGTAATTGACTGCTAGGAACCAAACCACTTGCATCAAGAGTAGCAACACCATTAGCAGTACCTTTCTCAGATACAGGAATCTTAGTAGAATCAGTAATAGTAATATCTTTAGTTCCGTCAAACGCTACACCATTGATTTTATGCGCAGTTTGAAGTTTATCAGCAGATTTTACTACACCAACAGCAGAACCCTTATAATCACTAACTCGCATATAGTCAGAAAGTGCGGCTTCAATAGAACCTGTAAAATTAGGAAGTTCTGTCCAAGCGTGTACTCCATCACCAAACTTTAAAATATTTTTATTATTATTGTCTACATCAAAAGCTAAACCAATTTCACCTTTCAAAAGAACAGGATTGGCTGTGTTAAAAGCTTCAAGTGTACGTGTGTCAACCACAATTTTTGCAAATAAAGTCTTGTTACTTATTTTTTATACCTCCATCAATAACTTCAATTTTTGTGTAATCTCTACCTACGCAAAAATACTTTAATTTCTCTGCGTCAAATCTATATACACAATTATCTCCCTCATCTATATAAATTCTATAAGGGTCTCCAACAGTGGGAAATTCAGCAAAACTGCTATATGATTCTGCTCCACTATCACCTTTGTCTCCTTTAATATCTTGTATATTTGCGTGGATAGGGAAAGGAAAATTATAATAATCCATGTGCCACCTCCACTATTCTTAACTCCCTTATATAGTCTAAGGTAACTTTTCTTCCGTCAGAATACTGAATAACACAGTCATAGTAATATTTCCCCGATGGAAGTTTATCCATATCTTCTGCGCTAATGGAAAAGAGTAACAGTGATTTACCTGTTGCATCAATACTACAATCTAAAACTAAAGCATTCTTATTTCTTATACTGAAAGTTGCAACAGCACTTCCTTTAATACTTTTTTCACCAAAATCATATTGTACTGCAAAGGTATCTCCTTTAGTGTATGTAAGATTATAGTACATATCACTTTTAATCACTGTATTTCACCACCTTTATTTTCCGTCATATGCAGGTATACCATAAGGGGTGGTTAAGTCAATTCCTGCTACATATTGATATGTATTTTCAGCTCGATTAGCATAACCATATCTATAATACTCCCCAACACCTGCGGAAATATAGTATCTATCCCTAAATAAATCTCTCAAAGTCTTTAAACTTCTAAGATTATAATTTTCTGCCGCTCTATTTTGTAAAAATTTGCGGACAACATAAGTACTTGTAGGACACCAAATACCTGCATAGATAAAGCATCTAGTATCATCTAAAGTAGGTACACGTTTTAAAGAATCAACATACTCCATACAGTCGCTAGACAATACTTCCAACTGTGCTTTCTTTCCGCTTTCACTTCTAAGTACTTCTTTAAGTCTATCTAACTTTCCGAAATTCAAAATAGAAGCATAGCTCAATCCAATAAATTCTTCTCCACCGTCAATCTTTGACAATAAAGAATCTGCTCTATTACCCTCCCACTGGGAAACACCAATGGAAGGATATTCATATGCAGTACTTTTAGCAACACTATCATACCAACCTTCAACATGAGTGGAGATAATTCCCTTTGCAATCTCTGTTGCTAAAACTTCATTCCAAGTCATTTTTCTCACCTAGTTTCTTTCCAAGTTCTCCTTGTGCAGTGTTGTACTTACTATTGATAAACTTATTGGCAATCTGTGTCAGAAAAGCACCACCTGCGGCAGTAGCAAATCCGTCATAGTTACCCCAAGTCTTTCCAGTAAGCGCAAGATAAAAAGAAAGGGCAAGAAAAGAAAAATATCCAATAACTGTCAAACATCTAGTTAAGGAGTATTCTCCACCCTCTTTTAACATATTTAGCATTAGCATGTTTCTCACCTCAATTTCTACATTTACATTTCTCTTCACAAATATTTACCCTATCATTTAAGGTATCAAGTCTTTTGTGCGCACTCTTTGCAACTTCCTCAACTTTAGAAGCTCTCTCTCTTAACCCGTTAATCTCTGCATTATTGTTTTCCGCTTTTTCTGTCAATTTTTCAATACTTTGTCTAAGTCCTGCAATAGCTTCATTTAGAGGTCTAACCACTAGATAAGTGACGAGCGCCATACTTGCACTAAACATACCTGCAAGTATACTAACAATTAAATTTGGACTAATTTCCACTATTTTCACCCCTTAATAATGCTATTCCATTATAAAGTGCTAGGGTAAAGGAAACTACTAAAATTATAATACCATACAAATAGATTAGAGTAAAGATAATAAAAGAGACCCGAACAAAAAAGCCCGGGTCAAAAATAAGTTAAACACTTCTACTTCGTATTGTTTGTTTTATTCAACACCATTGTTTACAATTACTAATGTTACTAATGTGTATACTTAAATCAACAATCCAATTTACCACTCGATTTTCTCTACATCCTCATTTGTAGTGCAAGCTAAAACCTCTTGTTTTAAAGTGTTATAGTGGATATGAAGTTCACCACTACGTTTTGCGGCTAAAGTGTTGATGTTCTTAAAGTCCTGCACGGTCAGCTCTACCTGTGTATTGTCATAAGTCGTCCACAACTGATTTGGAATATTATTATCCGACAATGCTTGTTGTGCGATACGCATTCTTTCCCTCGCCTTATCGTCATAATCATATCTGTTGCAGTTATAGGTTATGGGTTCGACTTCCAGCGTATCACGAGTAGATTTCAGAGAGTTGATTTTAGCCTGTTTAATTTCGTCAAGGCTAGGAGCAGGGATAGCAACAACCTCGTAAAAATCCCCTTTGTCCTCAATCGTTGCGTTGTTTGCGTTGCACCAGTTAGCAGCATCTGCATAATTTTTGCAATCAAAATTCTCTTTAAAAAACTTAGTTCCTATCATTTTATTTACGCCTCCCATCCGGCAACATACCAATATCCTGATACATTTTCACCAAATCCCGAACCACCTTGACCACGTCCAAGAACATTAAATGATGTAGTAGTTACTGTATCTACAATAACAACAGCAGACCCCATGTTTGTTTTTGAAGTCAGAATAGTATAGTTGGTATCATTCATAGGAACAATTAACGTAACAGCTTGGTTATACAGTGATGTAAATGTCCCGCCCTGTTCTACCCAACCGTTAGAGTATTTTTTATACCATGATGTGCCAGAAGTGTATGATGCTAAAATAACACCTACTCCTGAAACTAAAGAAATTTCATTTGCACCTAAACTTCCTTTGTTGCTCTCGTAGCTTGCTTCACTAGGAAAGACATTAATAATATTTAATGGTGTTTGTGTAACCATAGTTTACCTCCTATAAATCATATTCTGTTGCCGCATCTTTTACGGCACGCCATAATTCACGCATGAATTTACATTGTACATACTCTCCACCATCATTGGTTTTCATAGCTACAGGACAACGGCTGTGGCAAATATCTAAATGTTCACACGTCCTACATCTTGTCGGTTGTAAGCGTTTCCACATTTGAAGTTGCTTTTTCACTAAGTTTTCGTATGGCTCTGTGATTTTTCCCGCGACTACACCTGCATTATGACACGAGAAAACATTACCGTTTAAGTCAACAGAGAATATTATTAATCCAGAAAGACAGGGTGGATAAGGCTCTTCCAACCATCTTGTTTTGTTAAACCCTCTCCAACGCTTGATTAAACGTCCTAGTAACTTCCAACAGCTTCCGTATGGGTCGTTCCCGTCCTTTACTGCTTTAGCCATTTTGAAAATATTGTCCCTAATTGCATTGTCCTTATAATCGTATGTATCTTCGGGAATATCGCTCATTACTTGCATAATTCCAATGCTCATTGGAGTATTGGGAAATTTTGATTGAATGACTTTTAATCCTGCTTCTATATCGTCATTTATCGCACTGAAAACCATGTTAATTATTCTGTCCTTGATAGACAAAAAACATTTAATGTTTTCTTCACTAGGTACTTTGCTCCGTACTGCTACAGGATTAGGAGCGTCATAACTCATAATCACCAAAAAGTCATGCTCATTTAAATACCCGACGACTTCTTCGGTTAGCAACAGTCCGTTGGTAAATATACCAAACCTTATGTCCGTACCCCTTAGCTGTTCTACAATACCCTTGATTGCTTTTAAATATAACAGAGGCTCACCTCCCCAAAACCATAATGTTTTAGGTCTAGTTCGTTCGTTATCCCATTGCTTAATGAAGTTTAATACGGCAACAGAACATTCCTGCTTTTGTACTTTCTTACCTTTAACAGGAATTTGGCTACAGTGTCTACAGGTCATATTGCAAGAAGTACCGAGCATTAAATACATATTCCGTATTTGTGTTATATCAGCCATTAACCTTCACCTCCACCACAGCCACCTTCACTTCCACAACTAGAATCATCATATGGTTGAGAAGTAGTTACAGTGGTATCTGTAATCACTGTAAAGGTGTAATCTGTTTTACCACTATCTGTGCCGTTGACTATAATAGAACCTGTATAGTCCCAATTACCTCCACTGTATACCCTTACACTTGAACCTTTAACAACTTTTAAAGTTACCTCATTATTATAGGTTCTGCCGTTGTAAATAGTGGTAAGAGTTTGGTAGTGTGTTTCATAACGCCGAACAGTTAAGGTAACAGTGTTAAGCACTAGGTTAATAGTGTAGTTGATGCCAAATACAATTTCTGCTGTTCCGATGTACATATCTGAATCATAGCTAAAGTTGCATTTCAATACATCACCATAATTTCCAAACAGAGCAATTCTACCGCTTGAATCAGTGGAATAATTTGTGCCATTAATTTTTACGGTTTTACTTGCCAAAACACTACCATTAGGAAGTTTTATGGTAAGAAGGGCATAGGTGCTTTTTTGGTAAGCGAAACAACAATCCTTGCCACCATGTTTGGCTAGACACGTTTCACCTTTATAGATTGCTATAAACATAGTGTCACCACACCTTCAAAACTGTTTTTGCTTCCGCAATAGCTGCGTCGATACCTAAATTAGCTCTTGCAGTAACAGCATTGGTAGCACCCGTACCGCCACCAGAGATAGGCAAAACTTTATATGTAGCATCACCACATAACGCCATATCTTGCTTTCCTGCGGCAGGTGCAGGAACAAGTCCTGTCTTGCCAGCGACATTAGATGTTGCACCTTCCATAAGGGTATTTGTAACATTAAATTCTCCTTTTTGCTCCCCTTTTAAATCAGTTACTACAACTTTAGTTTTATCATTAGCATCCACGGAAACTGTACCTACACATCTTCTCTCTAATTCAGTAATTAAAGATTGAAGTACATCTCCATTAACCAACTTATTATTCGCCATTTTACTTACCTCACTTTCAACATCAAATTTATTTATTATCTATCAAAAAGTAGTAAACATTCTCTTCATTTCATCTACACTAACATACATTAATGCAGTTCTACTTAATTCTTCATTATCCGCATTCTTTAATATAATCTGATTACTATCAGAAGTACCTAAAATACTTCCCGTTTTTCTAAGACTTTTACTTAAAAAATCTTTAGTAACATAATTAACATATTCTACCATAATGGTAATATCTTTACTATTTAAATTATATAAAAAAATTCCAAAAGTAAGATTAACAGGTAATTCACTAGGTAGGGGGAGAAAATCTGCTGTGTCTGTATCACATTGACCAATCCAATAAAGAAACTCGCCTGAAACACTGGGGTGTGTAGCATATACACCTAACTGGTAAACATGGTATGCTTCCCTTAAATCAGCATTACTACACTCAACCTTGATTACACTACCTTCGGTTTTATCTGTTATATCAAAAATTTTTAATGTTTGTTGCTCTTTTGGAATCCTCTCTAACTTATATAATTGTGAAAAAGGAACATAACTACCACCAGTAACAATTCTAGTAATGGTTATCTTTTCAGCACCAACTGCTAACTTATTTAGCACTTCTTCTCCTTTTAATGTTAAAATACAATTCTCTGATTTCCAAACTGCCATTTATACTCACCCCTCCTTTAAATTATAGCATATGTATATTCATAAACCAACTACATATTTTTCCCAAGATTATTGTAGTCTATAGAATAACCTACAACACTTGCTTTATATCTAGTTGTTTCTAATCTCTGCATTTTTACAGAAGAATCAAGCCAAGGATAAATATAATAAGGGATAAAATCCTTAAGGCATTTTTCAACAATAAAAATATAGTAGTGCATATTTTGTAAATCACCAATACTGTCTGCAAGTAGGGTAACTAGCAAATGTCTTCCTTGATAACCTTTATATTCACCACGAAAATAACGCTGTTCAATATTAAAACCTGTCAAAGTTCTGACTAGATAACTTACAACACTATGCGTTCCTCGTCTTTTAAGCAATTCACCAATATTTGAAAGAAACTTGCGTTGATATGCAACGTCTATAACAGGATAGTAAATAAGTCCAAAAGATTCCATAAAATAAGGTAAAAATTCTTCGGGGCATTTTTTAGGGTCAACAATATCTAAGAATCTATTAATGTCCTTTAACTGTTCCCCATAACCACCTTCAAGCAAAGCCTGCAAGTAACGATAAAAAGGTCTAGTCCGAAGACTACTATCCATAGTCCTGTACACTTGGGGTAATTTTTTTTCATAAAGATAATCTAATAATTTATCATTAGTAATTTGCATGTTTACACACCACTTTCTCCACCACCTGTTGCTGTAATAGAAAGAGACTTCAACGCAAAGACCTCACCTATTTCGGGGGTAAGTATATCCTCACTAAAATTAGTAAATCTAAAGGCTCTTACACCTTCAACATTTTTAATTATATCTGCGGAAAAAATAGTATAGCTAAATTCTGTATTAAAAGGATATACACCTTTAGCTAAGTAATTATTAATATACTTTTCAACCGCACTTTTCACTAAGTCAAGTTGATAGTTCCCACTTACAATTAAATTAGCTGTCAAAGTCAGTTCCCTAAAAATTGGTGGTTCTATAAATATTTCATCTGCCCCAATAAGTTTTCTTCCACCTTTATTTGCATCAAAAATATCTAAGATATTGGTTTTATAGCTTTCAGTAAGTGTTTCATTACCCTCTAACATGACGTAGATATGTACATCATCTTTATCTATCTCGTCTCTTTTAGCTACCGCCCATTTTACTTTAGGGTGAAAATGCTCAATAACAGTATCAGCAAAGTCCTGCAAAGTAATAGCACCCCAACGTGTTCTATTTGCAATAGGAGCATTATTCCTAATCTCATCCAAGGTTTCTTCATCTAAACCTCTTTCAAAAGCTTCATCGGGATTAGTGGTAGATTTTACCAATGCAATTTTAGTATCAAGATTTACAATTTTATTTGCTCCAACATTTCCTTGTGAACCACCACCAACACGATAAGTAGCATAGATGTTATTCTTTCCTAAAGGTGGAATTTTTCCGAAAACCCCGTCCCCAAATAATATTGTGGTATATCCACTATTATCAACATTTACAGTATATTGCTTATTATAGCTTTGTGCTTCAATAAAATTATCTACTCTCTCCCATTTTTCAAAACCATAACCACTATTAACAAAAACTTCTAAAGTATCATCTATAATTACCTTAGGTGTTTTTAATGTATAGGTTTGGTTTGCACTCTCATCACTACTGCCTAAAAGCTCATTACTAATAGTTAACCCCTGTGAAACAACTACAGAATACATATAATTATTTCCATCAGAACTTTTTTCATTTCCTAACATTCCTTTAGGAATAAGAAGGTCTTTAGTAGTCTCAAAATAAACTTCTTCTTCACCACTTGTTCCACTAGTCTTAATGACAGTTCCTTTAGGAATTGTAACATCAGTATTTTGTACACCAATAAGTTCAAAAATCTGCTCAAATTTAGCAGAAGTAGCAAATCTAGGGGTATAACCTAGCATACTACACCACTTCATTACATTTTCTCTTTGTTCAGCAGTAGTAATATATGCCTCATTAGCATAAATATCTTGATACATAGACAATACATCTAATCCCATAGCTAAAAGTTCTATAATGACTACACCCGCATCACTCTCTCGCAAATCCGTATATTCAGGCATCTTTTTTTGTAGAGTTTCCAACATTTTTGCGCGAAAAGATTCATAGTCCTTATCAGTGTAATCAATACCGTTAGTTGCTGTTCTTGCCAATTAAATCACCTACCTTTATACGTGTTTCATGTACAGTACTATAAAGTTTGACCGTGAAAATTATGTCTGCATATACAAACTCTTCTTCCCCATAAACTTCAACTTTATCTACTTCTATTCGGTCTTCCCACTTTTCTAAAGCTTCTCTAATTTGATACTCCACTAATTGATATAAGCTTTCATTGTTAATGTCAAAAACATTATTAATAACAGAACAATGAAACCCCATTTCCATTCCCCTTTCATAAGGTTTAGTAGTGAGTATTTGTTGAATACTTTCCAAGATATGGGGGACTTCAAAAGAACTAGTACTACTCATTACTACACCGCCTTTATTTCCTATACGAAATGGAAAACTGATTCCTTTAAAACCAGTTTCTACAACTGTGCTCATTTTTATCAACCCCCTGCAAACACATTAGGACTTCCTTGTGCCATAGTGTCTCCGCAACTTATAGAATCTCCTACTCGGCACAAAGCTTTTCCATTTACAAAAACACTAGAACTTCCACTAGAAGAGCTACCACTATGGGGACTATGCACAGGACAAGCACCATGAGTTGCCCAACTATCCCCTACTCTTACTGCGGCTTTTCCATTTACAAAAACATCAGGACTTCCACTAACAGCAGGTGTAGGTGGGTAACAATGTGGGTGTCCTGCACTCATGTCCCCTACTCTTACAACAGCAGGCATTTAAATCACCTCTCTAGTTCAAATTCAATGTAGAACCATTTATAGTAATTGTACTACTACCAATTATATCAATAGAGCCATTACTATTCAAGGTAATATGTGAACTGCCAATCTGTATTAAAATATTACTTGCGGTCATTTCTACTCTTGCACCGTCAAATTCAAATACTCTTTTTGCAATAGTGTAAGCACCATTTAAAGAGGTATTCTCAATGGTATGTAATCCACCAACTACTATTGGCTTATTTTGATTTCCTTCTTCAAATTCAATCCAAACAAAATCATTAAGTTTTGGGACATAAAAATCTCCTCCATTTTCATAAGCAAAGGGAATACAAGGCTCACACCAACTACTCATACTTTCCCCCAAAACTTTAGGACAGTATACCCTTACTCTTCCCCTTTTTTCGGGGTCATTTACATCTGCAACAGTAGCACGATATTTTCCAAAGTATGTATTTTGCATATGTATTACCTCACTTACTTACAGTAGCAGGTTTATCTCTTTCTCCGCTACTTTTCTTCTCTTCTTTCTTAACAACTGTACCACCAAAAGCAGTTTTAACAACAGTTAAAGTCATTGTATATCCACTAGAACTGTCTATCGTTCTTTCTATCTCTGAAATATAGTATGCTCCCGATAAATTCTTCCCAAAACCGTCTAAAGAAATTATATCTCCAACCTTTAATGACATAGTTTCTTCACTAGGCATGAGCATAAGACTTCCCTGTAAAGTTGTAAATTCTTTTTCAATATACTCTTTATCCGCTTCTTTTTTAGCTTTAGTTTGTTGTGAATTTATTTGAGCAGAATCAGAAGAAGTTCCACTAGTACTACTAGTACTAGAAGATTTTTCAGAAGATGTTTCACTCCCTTTACTTTGTTGTTGTACTACATAAATCCTATTTGTAGCATCGTCTATAGTAGGAGAATATGAATCTGTCATTTTAGCCACCACCTTTATCTACATAAATTCTATTTGTAGAATCATCCACCTTCACAGATGTTGCAGAATCTGTAGTTTTAGTAGGTTTTGCGCCCTCTTCTCTGCTATATGTAGTGGTATTATTACTTCCTACACCACTTTCAACAGTCTTAGAATTTGTAGCAATATCAGATTTTTCAACCTTAATACGTTTAGTTTCTTTGTTTATTTGCGGACTAAAAGAAATAATATTGCACTTTCCTTGTTTATATTCAAAAGCAGAAGTAGGGGTTCCGTCAAGTGCTTTACGTTTATACACAATTTTCTCTGTTACACTTCCATTTTTTTCTTCCATAACATACTTAGCTAAGAAAGGCTCTCGTTCTTCTCCTGCAAGTGATTCTAGGAACTCTATATCCGTTTGGTCGCTTTGTGCAATATTATCCTTTCTTTCAAAATCATATTTATCTTCAACTTCACTTTGAAAACCATATTCTTGTGCAATTTTTTGTACTACTTCTGCACTAGTGATATTATCCCAAGAGCGTTTTTTCTTCTCACGATTCATTAAATGACTATTATCCATACAAGTAATAGTCAAAGAGGGCATACCATTTTCGGGGAAATCCACATCAATGGCAGAAATATAACCTGCAAAACGATAGAAGCGGAAAGTAGTACTCCACCTACACATAAACTGTATCTTAGCTTCATCTATAAAAATAGCCTTATTTAAAAAATCCATATTAGGGTCTTTTATAACAATAGTAAGTGTATCAGAACCACTACTAGTCTGTTTAACATTTATAGATTCGACTAACTCTAATTCTTTAGCAGTAAGCCACCTAGCTTTTTCCCCTTGCACTTCAAGATAAATATTCCACTCGCATTTCAAAACGCTACTAATATTATCAATTATTTTATTATTTCCCTTATTGTCTCCGAACCCATACTTCATTGTTAATCACCCACAACATCTTCAACAGCAGGGATAACTAAAATATCCCCTGCTTTTATATCCATTTCAGATTGATATTTAGGATTAGCATCTAAAATTGCCCAAAAATAAGAAGAACTCCCATAAATTTTATAAGCAAGAAAATCTAAAGTATCTCCTTGTATAACTGTATAAAGAGTAGCATTGTTAAAATTAAATTGCTTTCTTGTGCGTAATTTTAACAACTTTACTCCCCTAGTCATATAAGCAGGAGTAGGCACATACCTAGATTTAGTATATACAGTCATTACTTGCTCACCTGCCTTAATCTTAATCTTAATCTAGCTTGTGTAGGCAACCCAAAATCATTATGACGTTCTTTAGTTAAAATCATTTCAACTAATACGCACTTTCTAATAAAAGTTCCATACATAAAAAGCATTATAGGGGGTTTACTATATCTGTTTAAATTATCTTCCTTTGGTAAAAATTTACTAAAATACGCTTCTGCACTATCAATAGTACCTGCGTATATATGGTCATACAAAAACAATTCTACTTCAAATTCCCTTGCATTTCCTTTTACAAATTGTGCAACAGGATAAGAAGAACCGGGGGCAGATATATCCACATATTCTGCACTTCTTCCATACTCTAAAGTTGTAGGGTTAAACTGAAAAACATAAGGGACATTAGTATCCATATTCATTACAAGTCCTTTTACTCTTGCCCCATGTTTACTTCCTAAGTTACTTACAAAACTAATACCTGCTTTTGCTTGGGAAAATACTTTTCCAACAGAATCCCAATCAACATCTTTTTGAATATTAAAAGCCATACTATCACCACCTAAATTATACTCTTACCGCCATTTTTTTAAGTTGCATCTTTCTATCCATAATTTTCATTAATTTATCAGCTAAAGCATTTAAGTCTGTATCATTATCCATGTGGTCAACATTTATACTTATATTAACCCCACCATAATTAACATTATTTGTGGAAGTTCTAGCAAGGAAATCACCCAATCTTTTAGTAAGTCCACTATTAAGAATAGCTTCATTAGGATGTAAGTAAGCAAAACCTTCATCTTTAGTTTCTCCACCAGTAGCAAACTGTACGTAATCCGCAGGTGGTTCAGTAATACCTTCATTATAAGTTACTCGGTTTACAGTAACCTCATCACGTAAATTATCAATTAATGGTCTACTCCACCATTTAGAGTTTGCGGCTTTTCTCCCCCAAGCAGCAATTTCATCTGTAATAGACTTAGCTTTATCCCAAATACTTTCAAACATTTGATATAATGCAGTCTCTTTAAAATTAAAGTTGTTCCAAGTATCACTAATGGACTTCCATACTTCGCCCCATTTATTACTTACCCAATCACTAAACTCTGTCCACTTTTTAGTACACCAAGCTTTAATATCATCCCAGTAAGTATATACAATAGTTGCAATAGCAATTAATGCAAGAATAACCAAAGCAGGAATTAACCCAAAAGCTCCTGTAAGAAGACCACCTATACCTTTTACTATTCCAAAAAACATTCTACCCAATAAAGGATAAATCTTCGTTAAAAAAGCTCTCTTTAAGAATCCACCTAAACCTTTAAAAGCTGTTAAAATGTTTTCCATAGTAATCAACTCTCTAAGAATCCTAACAAATGCTATTTTCCATCTTCCTTTAGCTAAAGAATTTAAAATTTTAAAACCATTTATACCATCAATACTATCTTTAAGCATTTTAAGGAATATTCTAGGATGATTAAAAAGAAATTTAGATATTCTTTTTAACGGCAAAGCCACATTTTGCTCTAAAACTGCTTTTACAATTTTAGTTACACCAGTCCACTTTAATAAATGAGAAATAACCCAACGAATCGGAGTAAGAAATTTCCAAATACCACCAACAACTATTCTAAGTACAGTACCAAAAAGCATAAAAGGTACAACAATTTTAGCAACAGTATTTCCTATCTCTCTAAATAATTGCCTTTGTCTTTTTATCTTTTCGGCATCATGTCCACCAAAAAGGTCGGTCAAGTCTTTGATACTCTGAATAAGACCACTCAAATCTATTCCAGTTGTTTTAGAAAAATTATCTAAAAAGTCTACAACACTCTTACCTAACTCTGTGAACCCTTCACTCATTCCTAAGAAGAAATTCTGCATAAGTCTTCCAAAGGCATAAAGACTTTCAACTAAAGGAATTAATCCTCTCTCACGTAAATAATTAAAAGTATCTACACTCAACCCATTACCCATGAGTAAACTTACAGTAGCTTCTAAAACATTCCCTACGTCTTGTAAGAGAGTTTTTATTCCCATAAAATTGGTTTGATAAGCTTTATAGAATAAGAATAAAGCTACTGCCCACTGACCAAAGGATATGAGAGACGCTTTAGAAAGAGCATTAGAAATTTTTAAAAATGCTAAAAATCCCTTTTGTAAAGGAATAAGTCCTTTATATGCAAACTGTACTAATCTTACAGAACCACCAAGAGTTAAAAGAGCACCTGCTAATATCAGTCCTGCACTGGCAATAGTACCAATAGTTACTGCAATTTTAACCAAAGCAGGATTCTGCTTTATAAAATCAATAAATTTAGGAATAATACTACCAATGTATTTAGATAAAGAAACCAATGGGTCTAAAATAACATTAAAAGCTTCTCCTAAACTCTTTCCTAGCTCAAACCATGTTTTATTATCTATCTTCATTAAAGGTTCTGTCAAATTTTTAACTATCTCGGAATATTTTTCATAAACTTTTCCAGATTCGCTCATTTGATATTGTAAATTAAAAAGAATATCCGATAAGTTACTTAATCTCTGTGCAGGTTGACCCATCATATTAGCAGTCATTCCAAAAGCATTAATCTTTTCAATTAAATCCGCAATTTGGCGGCTACGAGTTTTTATATCTCCGCCTTTTTTCTCCCCTAAAACAGTCTCAATATCAAGTCCTGCACCTGTCAATAGCTGACGGGTATTTCCTTCTGCAATAAACTCTTTAATTGCACCCATAGCGGCTCTAATTCCATGTCCATACATGTTTCTCATATCGGGAAAAAGTGCGGCTAAGTCACCTGCATAGTCAGTGATTTTCTGTGTCTTACCACTAGTAGTAGTTAAAGTATCATTAATATCAATACCTACTGCTTTCATCATAATCATAGTACTAAGTAAGTCCTTAAATTCAAAAGTAGAAGTCATTGCATATTCTTTCATCTTATTAAATGCTTCTGCACCTTTTTTTGCGCCACCCCAAAGGTTATCAATAGTAATTCTAGCAGATTTTACCTCTTTACTTACATTTATAACAGAATTAGCAGCAGAGGTAAAAATACCTCCAATACTTTTACCTACACTAGTAACTGCTCCACCTACTTGTGTTAAAAGTGTTCCCATAGCCATATCTTTCATAGCAGAAAGATTTTTACCTGTTAATCTTTCAATACGGGAAAATTCCTCTAACTTACCCATAGCTTCATTTATGGATTCTGTTAGGTTTTGCATAGTACCTACAACATTTTTAAGTCCCCTAGAAGCATTATCTTGAAAACTTAATGCTAAACCTAAGTCAAACATAAGGCTTACGCCCCCTCTCTATATCTTTGTTCTACATCACCTTTATCCTTTGTACTTTCATCTAAACTTTTATTTTCTGCTTCAATTTGCTTTTCAATCATTTTTACATACTCTCTCCGAGTACTTACAGTCATTTTTAAGCAAGTAAAATAATCCCAATGGTATTTATAAGCTAATACATGAATATCCCATATAAGATTTGAACAGGAAAATAAAATTTCCTGTTCAATAAAATCTAGGGATTTTAAATAAAAAAATCAGATTCAACTTTAGAAAGTTCTACCGTAAAGTCTTCACCACAAGTATCACAAGTTAAGTCAAGTAAAGTACTTACCCCAAAAGCATTATCTCCTAACAGCTCTAACAAGTATTTCTTATCCCTTAAAGGCAGTGCACGAATTAAAGAAGCATCAAAAGGATAACCATCATCAAAAGTACACACTCTTGTTAAAAGCAAAGTCTCTGCCTGCGCAGGATTTTTCTTTGCAACAGGCAATACTACTTCTTTATCCTCTACTTTCGGCAATCTCATTACACCAACTTTATGCTCATTTCCTTCTGTATCTACATAACCACTAGGCAATTCAAAAGGAATTTTTTCTTCACCCTTAAATTCTTCAATTTGAAGTTCATCTAAATCAAATACTGTTTTCAATTTAGCCTTGCATTCGGGGTTAGGGCAAACATGGTTAATTTCTACCTCATTACCCAAAGAAAGCTTTCTAAGCTCAATAAACATATACTCTGCGTCTCCCGAATAAAGTTTACGAATAACTTCTTTTTCCCATTTCAGTACACCACCAAAATCAGCAGGAGTTAAAGCACCAATGCTAGTAACACAATAAGCGAGCAAGCGTGACAGAACCTTCATTCCGTTCTGCTTCATATCAGCTTTATGAATAGCTTCTTGTTCAGCACCAGTCATTTCTTTCAGTGTAAAAGTATCATGTTTAAGTCCTTCATAAGTAAAACCACACAACATAGAATATTCTTTTTCCATTTTTTAAAATTCCTCCTAGAATAAAATATTAATACACTTAAATTATATAACAAAAGACAGTAAATAGCAAAACTATTTACTGTCCTGTCTTTAAAATTTAGGCAAGAAAATATTCAAATTGAATTGTAATACTTTCAATAGCCACATCACTAGAAGAAGCATCTAAATCACTATTTGTCCACTTACTAATCCAAGCTTCTGCAAGTTTGTAGGTTCTACCTACTTCACCGAATCTATTAATATGTTCAATAATAACTGTTCCACGGAAAGTCTTAGAAGTAAGAACTGCAATAGCCGCATCTTTAAAGGTAGTATCTTCATAGCAACCTCTTTCAAGGGTTACTTCTGCAACTTTACCTCTACCCGGCAATTTATGAGTGTATGCCCAAGAACCTTCATCATATGCAACTACCTCTGTTTCAAAATCAAGTCCTTTACAAGACTTAAAACCTAAACCAGTAGGCAACCCCGGTACAGTAACTCTAAATTTAAAGCTCTGCAAAGGGTCTTCCGAAGCAGTTCTAGCCGCATATACATTTCTAATATCAAAAATAGAAGTTAAAACTTTATAAGCCAAATTTTTCATTTTATCACCCCTTACTCAGCAGAAGCCACATTATGACTAAATCTAAAGATAACAAATTCAGCAGGTTTCTTGTTACGATAACCAACTTCTGTTACCATTTTTCCCGCTTTTTGCATAAGTTCGGGATTAGTAGTTTCATCACACTTTACATAGTATGCTTGCGAAGCTGTTCCATAAAGAGCACCATCAAGTCTAAGTCCCTCTAAAAACTCTTGAATAGTAGTTGTAACTCTATTCCATGTTTCGGGCGCATTCGGCTCAAATACAAATACTTGTGTTCCAAGGAATATAGACTTCTTAATGTTAATATCCAACAGCATGTCAGAAACATAGCGCATAGAAGTATCGGGGTTTAAACATCTTGCTCCCCATACTACAATGCCATAGTTAGGTTTAGGTCTGATAACATTGATAGAAAGAGGATTAAGAACATCCTGCATACCGTCAGTACAAGTAGTAACAACGTCGATTGCACCTCTTACAACTGCATCTGTTCCAGCAGGAGCTTTCCATACACCACGCTCTTGAATAGTTCTAGCAAAAATTCCCATAACATGTCCTGCTGTGGGACACTCACGAAGTCTGCCAGTCTTACTTAAGGGGTCATTTACTTTAATGTACGGCCAGTAAAGACCTGCATTCTTACAAGAAAGTTTTTTACGCAATTCTTTAACCGATTCCATAGTACTTGCTCTAGGTGCATCTAAAATTGCAAAAACATACCCCTTATTTAAGCAATATGTCATAAGAGCATTAAGTACCCCTTGACTGGTCTGACCAGGAATGCAAAGCAAGCTCATATCATCTGCAACATCAAAATAAGGTAAACCATTAATATAGGTATTATCAGTTACACTACTAATATCATCTGCGCCACTTTCAAAAGTAATATCAGAAGTAGTAACTCCTACTGTTCCACTAACTGCTTCAAGATATAAAGAATTTACATTGATAATATCTACCCAATAACCTTGACTAGTAGTATCATTATCTGTTGCACTAAAAACTTCAACTACTTCTCCGTTCAATGCAACAGTAATATCAAATTTAGTTTCTTCAAGCTCATTTTTTGTGACTTTTACAGTCAATCCATTTCCCCAAGCACCTTCATCTTTGGCTTTCAAAACCATATCAGAAGTATTTCCTGCGGATTTCATTACTGCCTGTTTAGCAGTATCACTTCCAACACGCATAACATAACAACGCTTACCACCATTTTGGAAAAAACCATAAACAGAATAAGCTAAGTCACTGTTTTGCATAAAAGGACTTGTCATACCACTAGCAAATTCACGAAGATAATCATTCCAAGAAGAGATAAAAACAGCTTTATTGATTTTACCTCTTTCTGCGATTCCCATGAAACCACCAGTAGAAGAAGAAACTGCTTCAATGACAGGTGCATTTGGAATATCTTCCACATACACGTCAGGTCTTAAGTACTCAGCCATTATTCATTCTCCCCTTTCTTCTTATTAGTAGTATCTGTAACAGCTTGCATATAAATAATGCCCTGTTTTTCTGCGATTTTAAGTTCCTCAGAAACTTCCCCGTCAGAAATGGTTTTACTTTGTCTAGCAAGCAATCTAAGAGTACCTTTATTTAAATTAAATACTCTAGCTACACCGCCAATTTCAGTAACTTTAATCATCTTTTTTCCTCCATTTCTTTAATGTTTTCAAATTTATTAATGACTTCATTAACATAATGAAACCTTTTAATCTGTTTCTCATCAAGTTCAACCCAAATTCTATAAGTAAGTACAGTATGAAAAATTCTATCTTTCCCTGTAACAATGTCTACCCTTTTCAATGTTGCATCTTGCTTCATAAAAGAATTTCTTTTATTTCCTGCGGCATCTTCAACAGGAAGATTTATATATCCTTCGGGACTATTACCTAACCATATTCTAGTCAAGTCATTCATATCAGATTGATATTTTGTCCAAAAGTCAATCTGATAATCTAAGTCATAGGGGACAGCAGATTTTTCCAAGTCAATATAGAATCCTTCTTTTTCAACACCTGCAACATTTTTATGAAATTCATTGTACCTTAGTACATTTCTAGTATAGCCTGTACAATAAATACTAATGCATGGATATTTTTCTACCTTAAAATCTTCTTCGGGTTTCCTAACAAAAGCATAAATATCTGGAATAAGTTCCGTAATATACGTTAATAAAGCTCTATCAACTTGTTCAAACCAAACTGATTCAGAATACTTTTTCATCGTCTCTTACCTCTCTTTTTCCAAATAGTACTTGTGGGTCTTCTATAACCTCTTCCCTTTCTATGAATCATGTCCCTTAAAAGTTGAACCCACCTTCTCTGCAAAACAGGTTCAATTTCCTGTTTTGTAGGTCTAATTAAAGGTCTAGGTGGAATTTTATCTGTTCCATACTCTAACCAAGACATTAATTCATTAAATCTTTTACCACTAGGTTTATGCTTTTTCCAAGGTGAAGCTCCAACAAACAATTTAAACTCTTTAGAAGACTTCAACTTTCTCACAGAAAGATTTGCTCTTAACCAACCAGTTTCAACGTATATTGTTTCTTTTCCACCCTTCAAAGCAACTGTGCGAGGTGATAATGGTTTCCAAGGAAGGTCTTGTGAATCAATATGATTTTGCAAAGTCCTTAAAACCAATTCTGCATCTTTTTCAATCTGCTTTTGAAATTCGGGAGAAAGGTTATCTGCTAAAGTACTTAAAGTAATTCCTGCTTTTTTCCAATCACCTGTCATTCTCATTCCTAGCATACAACATATCCTCTTTTTTATCAATATAGCAAAAAAATTTATAAAACTGATATGAATCACCTACATGGGTCTGCATGGAAACATAACTAACTAAATAATCAATACCCTTATAGCAAAATTTTCCTTTCTGCAAGGTATCAAGCTCTTCAATAGTAGCTTCTTTCCCCGAAATAAGTCCATTACTTATCATTTGCTGTGTGGGAACTGTAATAATACAATTTACATTAACCACTCCAATAGGTAACTCGTCTTTTTCAAAACTATTCCTAACGCTTGCAGACAACTTTATAGGTTCTCCATATACTTTAGTTTTACTTTCACCATAAACTTCATTAGGTACGGTAAAATACTCTTCCATAAAACAGTACTCGCACTCTTCTGTAAAAAGTGTTTTAAATACTTTGTTCATCCCTTTGTAGAAAGCTTTTTGAATAGACATTAAAGACATTTTATTCACCGCCAACTTCTTCTAAAGTATTTGTTTTACAAGAAATATCAATGTACCCAACAAGTCCTGAAAGTTCTTTAACTTCAAGAGTAATAAAATAAGTAGTGTCAGCATTTAACCCTTTAAATCTGCATTTAGTGCTATGTACATCATTTAAACGAATAGAAGTTATAACCTTACTTTTATCTAGCTTTTCAGTAGAATACATATCCAAAACGGGTTCAAAAGAAAGATAAACAGTATAACTATTAAAACGACTAGTCCTAACTTTCCAAGAACAAGTTATAAAGTCTACTCCAAAATCATCAATATAAAGAAAAGGAGCAGGAACAGCACCCTTTTCATAGTTATAATGTGTATTATACCTATTAGGTAGCAAAACATTATAACTATTTAATGTACCGTTTCCTGCCCCACCATTATCAAGATAATCTTGATAGTCTTTTGCCAGTTGTTGTATCAATGACATATAGTGATTAAATCTATCAGACTGTTTAAGGTAAGCTCCGTCAGCACCTAAATCTACTTCGGGAGCTTCTTTAACAGCCAAAGCATAATAGAGTTCAATCTTTGCCAATGTTACAATGGAAAAAATACAATCATTCGGAAGTCTATCCAATGAATTATATTCGGGAAAATCCCTAGTTAGAACAATTAACATGAAGTTCTCTAAGTCTTCATCAGTCATTTTTAAGTACTCCGTATCTTCTACATCACTAGCCTGTACACTAACACTTTGTCTTAAAAAAGCAATTAATTGTTCTTTAGTCATTTTATCTCTCCTTATAAATCAAAGAGGGGATAATTTACCTGCACGTTTTAAAATAGTTTTAACATTTGCAGGTACATTCTGACAAACACCCTTAACAAAACTATATCGTTTACCACCAATAACACAGCTATGGTTTTCATTAGTCATAACTCTAACCAATCTTTCTGCAACAGGGATTTTTTCTTCTTCCACTGTTGCTTCTTCTGCATTAAAAGTGATAGAGGGTTTTTCTTCTTCTTTTTTTTCAACTTCTGCTTCTACCGCGGATTCTGCAACGGCTAAAACAGAATCCACAGTCTTTTTCTTAGTTACTCTTTGCATTTTTCTCCCTCTCTATATACATTAAAAAATTAAGCGGTTTCAATAACTACACCATAAGAATCATGCAGAAGACCTACACCAAAAATGGAGTACCAAGCAAGAGAACGCTTACGTCCAAAATCTTCAACTCCATTGTCACGCAATTCTACGGGCAAGGAAATAGCAAGACCATAATAAGCATCACCAAACAACACAGCTTGGAATACATCAGTCTTATTCTCTTTTGCACCAGTCTTCAAATCTGCGTTATATGCAGGGTCTCCTTCTGCGGCTTTACCATTACACAGAATAGTAGTTTCAATGAAACGTACATCATCAATACGTCCAATCTCACCTGTAAACAGTTGAGTAGGAGCACCATAGTTACTAGCATTACTGTTCTATTACTTTCATTCTCTATGGCTAAGAATTACTGACCAAATTTCTTTGGCGGGATAACCACTTCTTTAAAGTGTCTTTACACTTGGGTTATCCTCTTGTAGTCACCTACAAGTTTAGACTGTCACATAACCCTTTCGGGTTCTTCGTCCTCAGTCTTTGCAAGGGTATTAGTCTGTATAAGTTACCACATACTTTTTATAAAGTACTGTTCCTCTTCTTAAAGAACTTGCAACAGTACTATTATTTTTATTTCCAAAATATCTTGAACAATCTTGAACGCTTTCAAAAATCTTTCTGTCACCAGTAATTAGATTTTGCAATAAAACCTTTCTCGAACGTCCTTTACCATTATTTCGAGAAGCATCTATTCTCTTTTGTGTCCAAAAATCAATCAAACTATGTCTGACTGCGTGTAGAGTATTTTCCTGTTGAGTACACCATTCAAGGTTTTCAAGTCTGTTATTTAATTTATTACCGTCTATATGATTCACTTGTAATAAATTTTTAGGATTAGGGATAAAGGTTTCTGCAACCAATCTATGAATCTTTTTAGTCTTTCTACCAAATTCATTATAGAGGTTTACATAAGCATATCCTTGCTTTCCTATTCTTTGACTTAATTTTTTACCCTTAGAAATTACTTCTCCATCAGTTGTTATAAAATAATTTGGAAAATCTTGTATTTGTTGTTTCACTTACGTTACTCCTTATACTATCTAATTGACCTTCTCACACGATTACCTTTTTCAAGGCTTTTCCTGTTTTCACGAAGTTTAATCGAGTGTATTTCTACACAAGTGGACTAATGCCTAGTAGCTTACGCTACCTTTTCAATCCAAGCAGGGTCGTCTCGCAGGTCACGAGATTGGTGAGGATGTACAAATGCAATCCAGCTTTCTCCATTTACTTTCGGAGCATTATTTGTTGCCAAAATTTCAATAGCATCTTTAATTGTAGATACTTTAATCTTACATGTACTATCCAAAGATTTTCTATCTGCAACTGCTGTGCCATCCCCTGTACTTGCATAAACTACGTTAGTTCCAGACAATGCAACATCACGAAGTTCACAATCCAAAACAAGAGCATAGTCACGTCCAAGCAATGTAGTGGTAGAAGCCATAATATCATCGAAAGAAGACTGTACAAGTTTTTCGGAAACTGCAACAGCATTACCATATTCAGTAACAGTCAACTGTTTTACACTACCATTAATAGATTGGGTGGTCATAGCAACTTTCTCTTCAAGTGCTCCACCAAGCTTCAAGTTATCATAAGTCAGCATTTTAATGGTAAGACCTGGTTCTACATCCAATTCTGTTCGCATAGTAGCAAACTGATAAAAACGCATATTAGGGAGTGCCTTAAACTCAATCTCTTTAGAATAAACCTCTCTTACCAACTGGGTAAATGGCCCATCTGTGTAGTTTTGAGCTGATTCAGCAAAAACCTTCTTCACAGCTTTTGCGGCAATAACACCTTTTACATACTTCATAAAGCTAAATTTACTCATATTTAAACTAACCTCCTAATTACTTGTACCCAAGTACTTTTTTACGGAACTCTTTATATTCCTCACTACTCGGGTCAAGACTTCTAACATATTCGGGGTCAATTTCCTCAAAGTTACTATAGTCGGGGGGAGTAGCGTTTTTAGGTCTCTTTGCCTTAGTAGGCTCAGTCTTTTTATCACTCTTATTTCCACCGACTTCTTTACGAACCTCTTCGGAACGCTTAATAGCATCTTGAATAGAAGCATCGACCTCTTCTTTTGTATTACCTTTTACATCAGATTGAAAGACTTTTAAAATGTCTTTTCCGTGCTCGGCTAAAGACTGTCTAAGATAGTCCTTAACCTCGTACTCATCTTTAAGACGCTTAACAATTTCGTCCTCTTTTGGTGCTTTTTCCACTTGTTCTTTCAATTTAGTATTCTCTGTTTCAAGAACTTCAACCTGCGCTTTAGTCTTTTTCAACTCTTCTTCAATTTCAGCAGAATTACCACTCTTTTTAGAAAGTTCTTCAACCTTCTTTTGAAGATTTGCACAAGAAAGTAAAGCATCATTCAGCTTTGTAACCATATCACCATTTTCTTTTTTCAGCTTTTCAATCTGAGGATAAAGTTTATCCTTTTCCTCTTTTCTTGCTTGTGCAATAAGCTGTTCATAGTTGATAGGCTGTTTATCGCCTTCCTTTGGTTCATCAGCAAAAACAGGTTTAATAAAGTTCAGTGCATTTTTAAGTAAATAACTTTTAATTCCTGCGATTAAAACACGATTTTTTTTCATTTTAAAATTCCTCCTAGCACTTTATACCTAAAATTTATCATAAAAATCTAGTAATGTAAATACATAAACTAGAAATTAATGATTTTGATTACCATTTTCACCAGTCATTTCTTTTCTTACTGTCTCAATGGGAGTTTCACCATTGGTAAATCCACTATTAATAGTAGCATCACTTTGGTTATTAATCAACCCATAAAATTCGGGATTTGCTTTTTTATCCTCATCAATTTGTTTAATAAGTTCATCAATATTTTCTTTTCCAAGTCTCTTCATAGCACCTACACGAGATTCTAACCCCAACTTGACTTCTTGCTGAATCTGTTGAATCTCCAAAAGCATATCCTTTGGAAGAGTACTAGGAATAGTGACTTCATTCCATAAAAAATCTTTTAAAAGTACATTAGGGTCTTTAACAATCAGTCCTTCAAGGAGTGAAATAGTCAAAATCATTTTATTCAATATTTCTAACCCTACTTCTGTTGCGGCTCTTTTTACTTTAGTCCTCTCTATAAGAGGTAAATTCATATACTGCAAAGCAACACCACTAGTGTTACTAATAGCAAGATTAGAACCTAAAGTACCTTCGGGGATTCCTGCAAGCTCACACATAGACTGTTTAAGTCCACTAATAAAAGTGCTTGCAGCTCCTAATTCTCCTTGCATTTGAAGATTCTCTACTCGTGCATCTTTTGGCAACCCACCCCATAATTTATTAGCACCCTTTTCAAGGTTTCCTACTTTTGCACCATACAAAATAGTAACAGGGGCAGAATGGTAATCAATAATCTCCGAAACATTTGACTGCTTCAAGTTATATTCAACATTGACAGGAATTACATCTTCCAAATCACTTTTACCCGAATTTCTTAAAGCAACAGGTAAATTATTAATTTGTACAAAAGGAATGAATCCATATTTATTTTCTTGTGTAACAGGTTCAGATTTTCCGTCAATAGTAGTTACAGTATCTTTAGTCCAAATCTGTTTAAACACTCTCCACTCTTCTTGCATTCTTCCAAAATAAGTTCTTCTAAATTCATGCTTATAAGAGTACATAACAGTCAAACTATCTATTTTACCCTTTTCATGGGGGTTATATGTAGGAAACATAACCTGCGTAGGCATAATAGACAATTTAATTCTTCCATTAGGATATTCACCAAAAGGGTCTTCTAAGTCTTCGGGTGGAATAAAACTTACTTGTACCCAAACTTCTCCTGTAACTGACTTTACTTGCCCTAATTCTGTGCAAAATTGGTATCTATCATTATCTTTCCAAACAGTATCTAAATAATCATATAAAGTTTGCCCATTACTATTTACTTGTAAATCAGCTAACCCCGATTTTAGTTGCAGGTTAAAACCATTTCCTAACTCAAAAGCTACAAGCTTATCTACAAAAACTCGACAATAATTGACTGTCATTTCAATTCCGTCTTGCGAAGGTACACGCTCCCAATGATAGCCTTCATAAAAGTTCCAATAATTTTTAATCTTAAAAATGCGGTCTGACTGCTCTTTAGTAAGATTTTCAGACCCAAAACCCATAAGCATGTTATCTCGAATATAACTATCTTGATATGTTTTTCTATTCTCAAAACCAAGTGCCATTTTAAAAACCCCCTCTTCTTCTTCGTGCAGTCATTCTATTATGTCTCTGCAACAATCCCTGTTCATACTTAGTCCTAGAAGTAAAAGTATTTTGCAAAGATTTTATTTCAGTAATGTCTACCTTAGCTTGCGCACACCAAACTGCTAATGCCAAAGAATCGGGATAATCATCATGTGCATTTCTAGTAGGTGGGTGACTTACTACCATATTAGTTCCACTATATGTCTTCTGCAAATCAGCCATTTGTTGTATGCACTTATTAAACTCTCCACTCTCTCTTGTTTTTTCACCTGCGCAAACTCTAAGTCTTCCTGCAACAATTTCTCTATCAAGTACTTTATATAAATCTGACTTTGCCCTTTGTGTAAAAACATAAGGTATTACCTCAAAATTCAAATTGGCTCTAAGTCTATCTGCTAAAGCTCTCTCCCTAGTAGCATCAATAGCAAGTTTAGAAATTTTAAAATGACTTAAATAGTTAATAATTATAGCATATTGTTCCTCATAGTCGGGAATATTCTCTAGCTCTAACCAGTCTTTTACATAGCAATTATAAGTCTCATAAGTTTCTTCCTCACCATCGTCATTCACTTGGGATTCAGAAGTAATAGGTCTATTCCAATCAACTTCTAGTACAGTAATAACTGTACTATCACCTTTACCACCAACATCAATACCAACAACATGATTAGCAAGCTTATCATACATAGTACGCTCTAAAAGGTTTTCCGTATTATTCAACAAAAACTCATTAATATCAATAAACATACCACGTTCAAGAATCCATTCGAGTTTATAAGACATACGGAAATAGTCACTGTTTTCTCCGTACTTCTTTTTAGCCTTTTCTACATACTTTAAGTATTTAGGATTATATTTTGCGGCAACTGTCCAATCATATTCAAAATGGTTTCTAAGTACAGAAGTTTTATTTATGTCCTCTGCTTTATTCAACTGAATAGCATTAAAAAAATACCCCTTATAGCTTGTTGCAGTACCAATATCTACCAAAGTAGCATTATATGCAGCACCCATAGGCTGAATAGACTTAACAATTTTATATTCACTAATATCCTGCGCTTCTTCACAAATAATAAGCATCAAAGATTCACCTTCAATGTTACTACCTTCACTAGCAGAATAAGCAGTAACAGAAGAGCCATTTGTAAGTCCTACTGTCTGTCCATTAGAACAAGAAAAACCTAAATTAAATTCGGGGTCAGAAAAAATAGCAACAGCAGTATCACTTTCAATAAAAGCCTTAATCTTACCATAAGTAGTTTTTGCTTGACGTTCACCCGGAGCAAAAATACCAATCATTATACCATTTTTAAACATCTTCAAACGCTCATCATTAGCAAACATAGGCAAGTTTGCCAAAGTAGGCAAGATAATCATTAGACCACCTACTACAATAGCAACAGTCTCACTTTTACCACTCTGTCTACTAAATAGTGCTGTCATTTCTTCTCCGTCATTTTCAAGAACACTTCTAATAATTCTCCTAGCAAATTGCTCTTGATATGGATAGAATTTCCTAGTACTGTATAACTCACAAAATGCCATTATCTTATTTATTAATGTAGCAGTAGATAACACTCCTGCTCTTGCTTTTGGCACGAAAACTACCCCCTTTATAAATAAAAAAATAAGGACTAGAAATTTTATTCTAGTCCTATTATAAAATATTCAACAATGAAAGTCCAACTATTTTGTGCTATTACTCTACATGATTTTTCCAAGTACAATCTTCGGGATTTTTATCAAAACGGCATCTTAAAAATCTAGGATGTCTCAATTTACCAGTATCTTTAAAGATTTCATTAGCTTTTACCTCAATAGTGGTAAATAAATACTTTTCGGGATTTCTACTGAATTGCATTCTCTGCTCTTCATCAAAACCACTACACTCACCAACTACAAGATACTTTTTACCTTCATGCTCTATAAACTCTCCCTGCTTTTTTAATTTTGATGTAAGCTCATCATCTTCTTCAAACACTACTCCAAAAATAATGTTTCCAACTTGATGCTTAAAATAAAATTTAGATACAGGATATATCCTTCCCGATTTTATATCTTTCGGAGATACTTTAGCAGAGTTATGAATTAAACATCCACTTTCATTCTCCCAATACTCCCAATCTTTAAAATTAGGGAATTTACCCTTATACTCTTTAGTCGGCTTATCAAATGCAAGTATAACCACTTCTTTGGTCAAGAACTTCTTAATTTTTAAATAAGCTTTAGAACGCTTATGCTCATAAATACCAGTAATGGGTTTTAACATTACCCCTTCTCCACCGTGCTTTACAATATGTTGATAATAATCCCAAGCACTAAAACTTTTTTGTTCTCCGTCAAGTACAACCTTACCTGCACAACTAAAGTACATTACCTCTTCTACATAAGGACTTTTAATTGATTCAATAACTAAATGTAATAATCTTTTACGTTGTACTAAGTTTAAATGCGCTACATACAATCCCTTGTAAAACACTATATCAAAAGCATGTAGAACTATCTTACCAAGCTCTTCTTGACGTTGTATAGCTTTATCCCAAGTGCAATTTAAAGTACTTGATACATCTTTAAAAGGTCTGTTAGGAATAAACATTTCTCCGTCAATTACTGTACCTTTTAATTCGGGAATAGAAAGGTCTCTAAGGTGTGGAACTGAATCAGAGTTTTCACAAAACCAACCAGTCTTCTCACTTACTCTACGGCTAAATATTCTCGCCCCATTTTTAATAAAGTGCATTGTTGCTCTAGTACCATCAAATTTCTCTTCTACGATAAAATCTGCGCTTCTTAAGCACTGTTTTTGCTCTTCTTCGTCAGTAATTTCTTTAGCAGTCATAGGTACTACCCACTTTAAACCTGCTCTTTCATAGTCCTCTTTACTTGTATAGTTTTGGTACTTTGCTTTCATTCACTCAAACCTCTTCTCCATTAACTACTTCCTCGGCTTCTGCTTGTTTTCTAGCTTCTTTAATAGCCGCCTTTCTGTATACAAGAAAGTCATTTAACCATTGAGCAGTAAACTTAAATAAAGTTACCTCAGAATTTTTTTCATAAAAAGCTATAGCTTTTTCAAGAGTAATAAATCCTTCGGGTACTTCATAAAGCATAACACCATTACTAGAACAACTATCCTTAGCAGTATTTTGTTGCTGAATAGTCATCATAGATTCAGTATCCCTTAAGTTATCTGCTTGCTTTCTTTTCGGTTTATGCGTAATATCAATTATAGGAAACACTATAATACCTCCCTCTTAGTTATTCTAGCTAGACAATAGCTAGAGTTTGAAAAACTCTTCTCTCCAAAAAACTATTAATATCATTCCCACCAATAGTTTGCACACTATCTAAATCATAAATCTTTTCCTTACGTAAATTAGAAGGGATTGAAGGAAAATAATCGGGAAAAATAATTTGAGTTAAAACATAAATCTTACCTTTCAAATACACTGCCCCACAAACTTTCAAAGAAGTCTTTCCTGCTAATTCTGATGTGAAGTCTCTAGCATTCATACTACCAAAAACTCTATCTACAATTTTCTTCGCCCCTAAAACACTATAATCATCAAAGGGACAATCATCTATCCAAACATTTTCTAACTGAAATACGTAACTTTCATTAGCGTCCTTCTTTCTTATAACTTCATTATTATAAACATTACGTAACACAACTAAATGCACCACTTCAACTTCATCTTCACTACAAGAGGTTTCAAAATCTCTAGCAGTCCTTGAATTTTTAAAAAATGCCTTAGCTTTAACTGTATTACATAGGGATAAATAGTAAGTATAATCAAAATTATACTTATCTTTTGCCTTCAAATTTTCCAACTCATTCTTAGGTACAACTAGTCTATAATAAAAAATTGCCCTTTTCTTTTCATCTACAGTCTCATTCATTTCTAAATCTCTCCTTCTCTAAAAAGAAAAGGGCAAAAACTTTTTATAAGTAATTGCCCTTTAAACTCTTTTTACTAAACTTTATTGATTACTCTTCACCGTCATAGCAAGTTCCACAAATGGGGCAAACTAAATCTCCGTCTTCATCTTTTTGAAGAACTTCACCACAGCAATGATATTCATCATTCAATACATAAGGTTCTTTTTCTTCATGCAAATCGCCCTCATCATCAATAAGTGTTGCTTGAAGCTCACAATATTTAGCAAGTAAATCTGCATCATCCACGGTCTTCATACGATTTTTTGTTCCCATACGCTTATTAATGTAGGTGATTAAATCTTTTCGGGAAATAGAACCTTCTTCAAATTCTGCTTCAATAGAATCCTTAAGCTCTTGTACTGCTTTACCTCTAGGGGAATCATCGACTTCTTCTTCATCAACCTCTTCTTCTTCGACGGTCTCTGCATCATCAATCTCTTCTTCCTCTTCGTCTTCTTCGTCAACATCATCACCAGTGTTAAATTCGATAATACCGTCTTCAACACCTTTAATAATAGCATCAATCAAAGCTTGACGTTTTCCTTTAGCAGGAAGTTTATAAGAAACAAGTAAATCTGCAAGTTCCTCAACAGTCATATCTTTTGTAGCCTGCTCAATCTGTTCAGCTAAAGAATCTTCCTCTTCTTCGTCTTCGTTATCTTCATCTTCCTCGGAAAACTCTGCATCCTCAATCTCTTCTTCATTAGAAGTAACTTCTTCCTCAGAATCCTCTTCGTCTTCTTCAACCTCATCTTCGGAAACAGAAGCAAGAATATTAGCAGTCAAAGTCTCTCTATCACCACTAGCAGAAACTCCCAAATCTTTTGCAAGCTTCTTCAAACCATTATAAGATACTTCGGCAAGACTTTCCTCGGTAATATCTTCGGGCAAAACTTCTGCTTCTTCACGTTCCTTACGAGTACTAGAAACCTTTTTCTTTTTCGGCTTTACTTCTTCCGAAGAAACAACTGGAACGGCTTGTTTAACCATAGCACACCCTTCGTTGTTAGTATCACTAGCATCTGTTGCAACATAACTAGAAGTTTTAACAGCAGATACGCAAGCTACAATAAGCTCCGCAATCACTTCACTTCTTTCACAGATTACCTCAGCAAGATTTTTCACAGCATTTTTGTTGTCAGTCATTATAGACCCTCCTTAATATTTTTATGTTTTTGTAAGTGGTAAATTTCTTACATACATATTATAACATAGTCATTCGAGCTTGTCACAAAACCTAATTCAACCTCTGTAAGTAAATGTACTCCTTTAAAAATACTAATTTATCTTCTATACACTTCTGAGAATAAACTAAACGAAAAGCATAATCTGAAAAAGTATTAGCCATAACATTATCTTTCCGTTTCTTACATTCAGCACTTTTCTGCAAAAGCACTTTAACCCTAGTAGAAACATTTGCAAAGCACATCTTTAGAAGATTATTACAACCCATAGCATACCCAAGGTCATTATGCTTTACTAACTCTTTAAAATCATCTAAAGACATTTCAACAAGTTCACCCATTTTAAAATCTTCTTGCTTTTTCACTTCTACACCTCTAAATCTTTATTTATAAATAATGCAACTAAAGCACAAAGCATAAAATAAAATCCAACAAAGTAATGACCTTTATAGGAATTATAAGCTGCAAAAACCACACTAAAAAATAAAGCCAAGAAAGTAAAAATAACAAGTACTCTTTTTAAAGTCACTACCGTTGCTACAAGTGCTTTTTCAAAGCATCTACGCAAAATAGCAAAAATAAGACCCAAGTTATACATAGATATATCACCTATGTCTAACATATAATTTTTAATTTTTTCTACCCAAACTTTCAAAATCAATCAACTCCTTATAACTATTAAAAATTTCATAAAATCTAGGACTATGCATTACACCTTTAACTCTTTTAAAATCCTTATCTTGGTATTCATCATGATGCGAAATTTCATGGAACAGAGTAAGGAGTAACCTAGAGAGGGGATAAAAATTCCCCTCAATATTAGTTACATACAAGGTTACTCTTTTTAAATCTCCACGATATGTACCATAATAAGACTTACAGTACTTAGTTTTTAGAACAAGGCTAAAATTTTTATTCCTAGCGTACTTTTCTATATAACATTTTAACACTATTTCCAACTTATGCAAGGAATTTTTTGTATGCAACACCTACGAAATCCCCCGCAATCTTTTCTAACATTAAACGTCTATCAAAACTTACGCCTTCTTCTTGTGCATATTCAGTCAAAGCACTTGCAACACTCCAAGCGGTTTTAGTATTTGAGTAGTGACTATTCTTTTCATCAAGAATCCGCATAGCTTCTTTAGGCAACAAAGTATATTCCTTAAAAGCTTTTCCAACAGCAGTTTCAGTATCAAAAATATCCTTATCTATTAAAACACTGCTTGCACTACTTAACAAGTCCTCAATTCTGCTTTTTAAAGTAGGAAGAACTTTTAAAGACTGTATAAGTCCTTGATTAAATACATCTACATCAATACCAATATGCTTCTGTCTGAAAAGCTCCCTATCAAACATAGGAACACACATACCATTAGTACATACTTGTTTCCAAAGGAAAGCATTTATATTCAGCGCAGATTTTCCTACATCAGAAGAAGTAATCTGCATTCCAAAATAAACGTCCTTATCAAAATTCGCTATCTTAAAAGGTCTAGCACTAGTCAAACGAATATGAAAGTCCTCATAAGTTGCTTGGCAACCACGAATAACAAAATCTTCGTCTCTTACCTTATCACAGATTACATCCATAATTTCGGGGGCATCAAAGTTACTGAATCTTTCACTTAATACTCCACGAATCTTATTTTGATACATCCTAAGCATAAAAGGCTTGTCATAGTTAGCTAATAACTGATTTAAATTTTCTAATGCCAAACTTCTCAGCATTACCGAATCACTTTCATTAAGTCTTCTAAAATAACGCAAGGGAAGACCAAGCTTATTGCACATTTGACTTAATGCCAAATCAGTAATTGAAAAACTATCTTTTTCACCTACTATCTTTTCAATCAGAAAATCACTACCTTCTTCGGAAGCATGAGAAGCAACTAAAGTAGAACCTTCAATGTTTGGCATATCCCAACAGTCTAACGAAATACGTCTTATCTCATTTCTAATCTCACCTAATGTTTTTGTTTCAAGTTTGTTTAAGAACAACATAACACTACCTCTTTTCTTTAATTAATAAATAATTCAGCAATAACATAACAACATACTACTAAAAACAACATAAGAGGAAGATAAGTACCTGCGCAAATCACTATAAAAGCAATACCGACACTTCCTATTATAATAACTGGATTTGAAAAAACTTCAAAACGATTTATATCTCCTATATCTACAAACTTTCCACATTTATTGCAATAGTGAAAAATTTGAACAGGAAAATAAAATTCATCAGAAAATTTTTCCTCATAGATTATTAAAGTTATATCCTCTGCGTTGTGGTTACATAACAAGTTATTAAACAAAACTCTCCCTTCTTTCTTTGACAACTTTGTCTACAACTATTATAACACAAAAAACAAAAGACTATGCAAGTCCTTAATGTACCTACATAGTCTTTATCATTTATAAAAATATGGTGCGCAGGGTTGGAGTTGCACCAACGATGTATCTTACGTGGTGGATTTACAGTCCACTGCCTTCGCTACTCGGCTCACCTACGCATATATAAAAAGAAGCCACCTCAATGACTTCTCTTCACTACTTCACCCGCAGGTTTTTCGTTATTCATTAAATTAAAAGGCGCAGACAGGACTTGAACCTGCATCGTACTAGACAAGGCTTTGATTTACCTAGTACTCGTGCTCTACCATTGAACTACTGCGCCATATTGGAGCAGGTAGAGGGAATCGAACCCTCAAATTCAGCTTGGAAGGCTGATGTTTTACCATTAAACTATACCTGCATAAATGTAACCTTTAGTTTCGGCTCTTTACACCTACTTATCTCTTTTTCCACGTAAAGGAAGGTTACTTAAAAGAGTGGCAGGAGCATACCTATATAAGAAAAATTCTGCAAAACAAATATAGGTATGCTTCCTACAGAAAGAAAGTATTTCTCATGGATAAGAAAAAATATAACAACAACTTATTAAAAGTTGATTGTAGCAAAATTGGAGCTGCCAATAGGAATTGAACCCATAACCAAGAGTTTACAAAACTCTCGCTCTACCATTTGAGCTATGACAGCAAATCGGGCAACACAGAAAACCAAGGGAATCGAACCACTTATCTTCTACTACACGTAGACCATAGATGTTTTACCATTAAACTAGACTTTCTGCTTAATCCTCACGTACAAGTCACTAGCTAGAATGTTCCTTCCGAATAATCTTGGACTTGCCCTATATCAGCTAGATAAAGGTTAATTACTCCTTACATCGTAGCGGATACTTAAAAATATAAAACAGTGCTAACTTTAATTAGCGGCACACTCTACACCTCTCGAAAGTGCCAAAGTATAACACTGTTTTATATCAAGTAACTTTTAACACATAGCGAAATTACTTGTGGGGTAAATCCCTAGTGTTAAAAGTTACTTAACAACTACCAAAGGGTGGAAGTAGGATTTGAACCCACGCACGTACTAATATTTCAAATACGCCTAACTCATCTTTTTAGAAAGATAAGTCCCCTTAAACCATACTTGGGTATTCCACCATAACTTTGAATTATAAAGCACTCACTGACTAAAAACGCCCGAAAAATTCAATGGCAAAGCAAAACTACCTATACTTAATTACTTATGCCAGTGAGTGCTTTAATTAACTTCGTCACTTCTTTTACACCATTTTTATTAGTCAAGTGCTTACTTTTTAAAGTATTAGGGTGTTCCCGAAGGACAGGGAAAAACTCTACTTTGTTATCCACGGAGTAGATGCCCTGTGGTCTTCACTATTAGTTTCAAAGCACTTCCACCAACGTCAAGGTTGTGAAGAGTAGGAAGTGTGACTAACACCCAAAATTAATTGAATGCCAGTCAACCTTGTTGTCAAAAGAAAAGAGTTGTTTATCTTAAACCTTTATTGGTTAAAGAACTTTTTTAAATTGCCATTAGTCAGTTTATTTTTATGAAAAGCACCGTATAGGAAATTAGAATTTATAACTCAATTTTACTTTAATTTACCGCCAATGGCAATTTGGGCTTATAGTCTAAAGCTACTAAAACTTTAGTGACTACCCTCAAACGTCAAATTTGAAAGCAGTCACTAAAGCACTCCCCTTCGACCAAGAGTGCCTTAGCAGATTCAAAACTAATTATAAAGGAGGTGCTATTAAATGACCGAAAATGACTTAGAAAACAAAACCCCGTAAACTGTTTTCCTGGCTCACATTCGCTCTAAGCACATTTAAATTATATCAAACATTGTAAGGGATTGTCAAATGCCAACTACAGAAAATTCTTTATGCAGTGAATCCATAGTCTTGCGGACTTCTTCACCCTCAGCATAAGGAATTGTACCTACGACATATTCAAGAGCCTTTTCTGCAAAAGCTTTAATCTCCTGCGCTCTGTCATAGTCTTTCATTTCTAGCAAGCTTGCCAATCGTTGTAACTGTTCGTAGTATTTCATGGTTACTACTCCTTTCTTTTTTGTCTGCGCTTTTTCAAGTGCAAGCTAATTCTAACACATGGTTTTTATTTTGTCAAATGCAAAAATACTCACCATAAAATTTTAATTATTAAATTTAAACCACTTTATCCAAAGGACTTCATGAAACACACGGCTGGGTTGTGACTATGCAAAATTAGATATATTCTATATCATAGATATAAATATTATATATAATAATAATGTTAATAGATGTCCATAGGAAACACACGGAAGTGTGGTAGCTTGATTATACCAAATTACAAAGTCCTTATAAGTGTTTTTCTCTGTTTTTCTTCGATTTTCGCTTCGCTCCAATCGAACTGCTTCTCGCTCCGCTCGAATCAGACCAATATACACTTAAATTATATTATCTATATTAAATAAATAACTTATATTTTAAGTCCTTCTGTTTTTAATAGCAATATACCTAAGAACTCCAAAGTACTTTTAACCTACATAGATAGTTTATCCATGCATTACTTATACAGGACTTATAGTCATTTTTATAGTCCATGCAAGTCCTTTAAGTACTACCTACAAGGGTTTATAGTCCTTGGTAGTGGTGATAGGCGATTTTTAGGCGTACACATACCTACCAAAAATTTTCCAAAAAATATATCTTCTGATGCAGCTCTCCCACGTACCTAGAGGGCGTTTAAGGGTGGGTGTCTGTTGGTGAAGAAGTCTTTTTAACGTCAACCACACAACTTTGTAAGGAAATGTTTCAACATATACTTTTCCGTTCTTCTCGGGACTTCTCAGCACTCAACAAGGCACAAAAAAACGCTGAAAAACTTATAAAAATTCTTCAGCGTTGTTAAAAAATTATTGTAGTTGCAAGACCAAAAGAGCTAGTACATTATTCGCCCTACTACAGGTTCAAGTGCTGATAAAAGTCCTCTTCATTAAGGTAGCCTACCCAACTTCCACTTACTTCTTTTATCAAGTTTTGAAGTTTAGAAGTAGTTTTAGAATAGTAATGCTCATTCAAATACCATTTACTATTCTCTTTGACCGCTATAACAGTTTCAAAGGAATACGCAAGGTATCTTCCTTTCTTGATAACCGTTTTTACTGAGCTACATACTACCTCTTTTTCCATGCAGAGGGCGTATTCCAAATCTGCATAAGTGATTTTCTTCATTTTTTACAACTCCTTTTTAATTGAACGATTAAAAATTTCACAAAGATTTTACAGGAGTACCATTTAAGTACCCCTGTATTACCTTTTTTAATCTTCTTTTTCAGCTAGTCTTAAATCCCTCAAAGCTTTTTGAACCTCTTGCTGATTCAAAGTTTTCAACAGCATATCCACAAACTGTGGATAAAGTTGTAACGGAACAACTACGCCTTTCTGTGTAAAACCAGTAAACTTAGGACTTGTGATATGCTCACGAATATCAACTAACGGAAGTCCCATTTCACCTTGTCTGTTGACGGAGACAAAGATTTTAAATTCAACACCTTTATCCTCTTTAACAGCGATTGTCATACTACTAGGTGTACCTACTGGCTTATAAACATCATCGGGAAGTTTTTCCTTCACCTTCTTTTGCAGAACAGGTTTTGGTGGTTGTACCAATTTAATCTGTTTCTTTTGCAGAATAGGCTTTACAGAAGTTTTTACCTCGACTTTTTTCTGTTTTGGCTTGATAAGTAATTCAACCTTTTTCATTTAAAGCAGCTCCTTGATACATAATTTTTTTCTACCCTCAAAGGTCTTTAGACCTATTGGGGTAACTTTTATATGCTTTATGACTTTATCCCCCTCGGCAAGTGTAATCAATACACCATGACCGAAGTTAAATACTCTTATTGAGCAGCTATACCAATCGGGAATAAGATAAGAGACTATTCTATAGAATACCCTTCTACCAAAGCGTTCATCATCACCAAGTTCGGGAACGTATAAGATACAATTTTCCATGACTTTTGATAAGTCTTCGGAACAGTCATACCCAGTCACTTCATAAGTGAAAAAGGTATAACCTTTTTGATGCACTTTTTTCATCAGAAGATTTCCAAGCAACATAAAAAATGTACTTGTTTCTTCCCTTACGGCTTTTGCAAAGTCCTTAGCACTTAAATCCATTGTTTCAAGTACTTTAAAGTCAAGTTGTAATAAGAGCTTACCTCTTTTGCTCATAGTTGCTCACCTCTTTTAGTTTTTCACAAGGATATACCTTGTACAGACTACTCAACCAATGTTAAATAGTCTGTACAAGGGCAGAATTTCTTCTGCCACTTGCATTGTTGGTACTACCTTTTACTGTTGCTTTTTAGGCATGTATACCTCAAACAGCAAGTCACTAGACTGACGGTATTCACCGTACTTTGCATCATCCAGTACTTCAAACTGATAGAAGATGAAAGCCGCTTCGGTATAGTTAGATACTGCAATTACCTGTTCAGAAGTGGATTTAGTGTAGATTGGTGTTACCACGTCATACACTCTGTCGCTCAAATCATAAGCATACAGGTCATTCACTTTCACTCCGGGAGTGCAACCATCGTAGTTACGAATGGTTTTTTTGTTCCAAGCAGTCAGAATAACAGCACCTTCATGGAAAAGCTCTTTCAGCTCTTCCCAGTCTTCTGTTTTAACTCTTTGCAAGTCACCGAATCCCTTAATAGACATGCTATCGAGGAACAGCACCCGTTTTACTTCTTCTGCCTTCGGCTTTTTCGTTGTTTTCGGTTTCTTCACCGTAGCTTTAGTAGCTTTGGTGGTCTCTTCCTCAACAGGTTTTTCAGCTTCTTTTTTAGCTTTGGCAGATGCCATTGCTTTTTCAACCAGCTCTTCTTTAGTCATCTTCTTAGATGCCTTAGTGGTTTTTGCAGAAGCGGTAGCCTTGGTCGAAGTAGTGGCTTTCACCTCATCAGCAGAGTTCTTGATTTCCTTTTCAACAGTTTTGGTAGTAGTTGTTTTCTTTGCGGTCATTTTTAGACCCTCCTTAAATTAAATTTTGAACTTTTCAAGTTTGAAAAGTCGTATAAGTGCCTACACTCTTAGTTTAGTTATCCGATTCGGATAATCTCAAAGTCTTTTGGAATCCGCTTGAAGAAGCAGTCACCAAGTTCAGAAAGATGCGGATGTGAAAAGTTGTACACGTAGCACAGCTTGCCATACTCACTACACAAACCATCTTCCATAGGCTCATCTTCGGGATATTGGACAGATGTAATAGCAACAGCTACCATCAAACCGATTGAAGGATTACTATTAATGTTATTAATAGCGTCAATAGTGAATTTATCCTCAATGTGGCTGATAATGTCCTCAATCATCATGTCTACACGGTATCTATAAGATTCTTCAAACCGCGATTTGCGGGGAACAATATCATCACCGTAGAATTTGTCATTCAAAAACTTATAGCATACATAGTTGCTGTTAATAGCTTTAAGATGACCTTCTTTTTTGAGAACAGCAGTCACCATTTCTGATAAAGTGTAAGTCTTATTCATATTAAAGTACCTCTCTTTTCTTTTTTACACAAGGTAGGCACTTATATGACCTTTCAAGCTTTTTTTTTGCTTATAGCTCATGTTTTACCGCTCATTTGTGGTTTAGTCTTCTACAGGTCTTCTAACACCATACATCACTAATACAGGAGTTCTCATTCCTTCGGGAATTCTTCTTCTAAGAATCCGGGGAGCACGTTGCTCTGTTTTTACAACTTTATCAACATGTTTTTCAACGTATTTTTTAAAGTCATATTCACGACCAAACGTCAATGTAGTGTTATTGTCTAGGTAAACTATAAACATCTTATCACTCTTTTCTGTGTTTTTACTGGAAAAATGAGCGGTAAAATACAAGCTATAAGCTCTACACACTTGCTATTAATAGCGGTACAGGCGGTACAAGGTGTACAGGCGGTACACTATTAATAGCAAAAAGTGTAGTTAAAGCTCTAATTTAAAAGGCTTGCAACTACAATTTTTTACAATTTATCATATGCATATTTTACGTTTTCGCTCTATTTTTCGCACTTTTTAACAAAAATGTTGCATTAAGTAGTATGCACTATGCATATTTACATTGTCTATATTTATTTTTCAAGGTTCGCTCTTCTTAAACACTTTATGCATATCAGCGACGTTTTGTAGACGTAAGCGGCTTGCTTTTCAGTGTCACGGACAAGTCACGTACTCACTTAAATTAAACAGGCGTTCGGTCATCTTAAACAATCTCACAAACTAGCTAGCATATAAAGCAGCGTCTAACTAGCTCACGCAACATTACTTGCGTTTACACTATGCTATAAGTGTACAGCGTCAAGAAATTTACGGCTGAATAATCAGCGGTCTTTTTACGCTGTTGCTTTCTGTCTTGTACTCTACAGGGCTTATACTTAAACACTGTATTTTCTTGACTTACTCACTTTTACTTCTTCACTTTTTTCAAGGTACAGTCATGTCTTGTATGAGCTTGCATTGTCTAGGCTCATTTTTTCTTCAATCGTTTTAACTGAATTAAGAATAACATGATTATAAAGCATTGTCAAGCATTTTTTTGTCTGGTGGGCAAAAAATTTTTAAAAAAATCTCTAGTGACTGTATACACGCTTTACAGGCTCATAGAGGCGTTATTTTATTTTTTAGGTATATACACTAGGGCAAATTATAAAAACGTCGCTATGCGGCTGTTAGGCGCATTAAAATTGATTTTTGTATTTTTGGTATAAAAAGCAGGCAGGTACAGAAAAAATTTTACTGGAAAAACGGAAAAATTTACAGTAAAATTTTTGGGTAAAAAATTATTCGCAACGGAAAAAAATGAAAAGAAAAAACTAGCAACTAAAAATTGCTAGTTTTTTAAATACTACAGGCTATTTAATTTTTAGCTATTCGTTTTATGAGTTTTACCTTAACGGTCTTTTTTCCCACGGGTTTAGGTATGAGTAGTTTTGGTTTTACCTCTTCCACTTTTTCTTTTTTATGGAGTACCTTATTTTTCTTCACCGCATTTTGTATTTTCTTTTGGAGTAAAGTCCTCTTCTCCTTTTCTATTTTACTTGCGTTTTTTACATAGTATACTCCTTCCTCTATGCACTCTTCAAGAAAGTCATTATACTCTTCTCCGTCACCGTCTACTCTACGAGTACGCATAGAAGCGTTCCAAGGAGTATACTTATAGTCAGAAAGACCTAAGATAGTCCTCTGTAAATTTTCGGGGGACTTATACTTCTTTATAGTCTTTACCACCAAGTCACCTAAGTGCTTCAAACTACTACTAGTTGCCCAACAATAGTCAAGAGAACCACCGAAAAGTAAAATATAAGTGTTTGTCAAGGGGTTATAGATAACATAGAAGTCCCAGTTACGTATTAAAGTCATTGTCTTATCCTCCCGTCCAAATATAAATCAATAGTGGTTTCAGCTAATTTCTTACCTAACTGCGAAATTTCGCAAGAGTAAGTATAATAAATGTCATTAGTGGAAATCCGCTTTAAAGTGAAGTCCAAGTTACTATAAAAGCACTTTATCTCTATAAGGCATTCATCAGCACTTATAGTCATTTCACTCCACTTAAGTCCATAACTATCTTCTTTTTCTTCTATATGAAAGACTTTAAAGAAAATATGCGCAGGATAAAGTCCAAAGTATTTATCTGCCATAGATATAACTCCTTTCGTTTTGTATCTCATCTACACTTATATTATATCACTTTATAGTGGACTATGCACACTATCCAAGTGGTCTACTACTCACTAGTCCACTATTTTTACTCTCGGCGATTCTATTTTATAGTCATTTCTGTGTCTACCACCACCCATTTTACATCAATATAAATGATTATTAACTATTACCAATTCCCCACCCTAGGGAATTATGTATAAAACTATATAAGTATTAACAAATAGTTAAAACCTACACCTACTAAATTTCGGGGTAAATGACTACTAAATTCACCAAAAATGACTAAAACATAGTCCTGTGACCACTCCTTATAGTTATTTTATAGTCCTTTACAAGTCCCACCGTCCGAGATAACACTATAATAACAGGTAGATTACATAAAGATAACAGGTAGACAACACTAAGATAGCATAAAGGAAATACTTTAACATGGCTTTTTATGGTTACTTCTATATTATTCCTTATCATACTTACTTAATTTTATTATACTAAAATGGCAATTTTCTCCGCGCGATTTTACAAAAAAATAGTGGACTATGCTTGTTTTATAGTCCACTACCTTTGCTTTCATTACATTATTGTCTTTCTTCTTAATACTGTTTCTATATCCTCATCTTCTCTATATTCCTTTTCTTCCGCGCTTCTTAAGTCATGAATAGTTATATTGTAAAAATTTCCTCCCCGCTTTTCAATAAAAGACATAAGCTCCAACATATCCTTAAGAGCTTGATAAGCATCTTCCATAGTTTCAAAAGGTTTGTATTTACTTGAAAGAAAAATACGTGCCACACGATTAGGGGTTTCTACCTCTGCTTGAATTACAAAACTATTATCACTATAATTACCTAATGGTGCAACAATAAATTGAGTGATATTTTTAAAATTTATTACCCTAACCTTTGTATCATCTAATTCCTCATTTTTAATTACTAAAAACATTTATCTTCCTCGCTTTCGTTAATGGTCATATAGTGAGAATCCCTAAACAGTTCATCTTCTATTTCGCTCAAAATTCTCATCAATTCTTTTCTTGCCCCTGCTTCTGTATTATACCTCCTATTAAGACAATACTCGTGAGAAGTATTTATAATAGTAGCGTATATACCATACTTATTATTTGAACTATCTCCTATCTTCCACACTTTTTTAGCTCTAAACAAAATATTCTTTACATCCGTAGCTACAAATTCTCTGTTATCATCCTCAAAAGCTACAATTAACATTAATATCACTCCTATCTTTTAAATAAGCAGATTGAAAGTCCTAAAGTCTTTCACAACAAGCTTTAGCATTATTATAGCACATAAAAAGGACTTACGCTTTTTACCACGTAAGTCCAAAATAATTAAGCAAGGAAATCTTCTAACTTCATATCATATTTTGCCATAATCAATGCTTTGGCCATTCTCTCAATGATTCCGTGCATTGTTCTGTCATACATAATAGTTTCCAAAGTTTCTTCATTATGATTTTCAATAGGAATAATTAAGTGTAGTAATTCATGTACTAAAACCAATTCTTGGTATTGTTTAGTCATAAAGTCTTCGTCCCAATAATTAGAAATAGTAATAGCAGATAACCTGTTTTCAACTTGATAAATATTCTTTCCCGAACATTCTTCTTTACCAATGTAACATTTACCTTCTGTAAGACTTGCAGTAATTAACCAATCAGTCAACTGCAATTTACTTTGCCATTCCTTAAGATAAGCATTTAGCTG